GTTCGGATACAGGATCGTGACCTGATATGGCTGTTCGCGTCAGCCAGACGAACAAGGAGATCGCGGGGACGTCGTCCTCGCCGACTGCCCGCGTCACGCAGGCGAATGCGGAGATCCTGTCCACTGACGCTACGGCCAATGCCAGAGTAACTCAAGCGAATGCGGAGATCCTGTCCACCGGCAGCGCGGCCAACGCGCTGGTAACCCAAACCAACGCGGAGATCCTTAGCACGCAAGAAGGGTCGAACGTGAGGGCGACTCAATCCAGCGTGGAGATCCTGGTGTATGTCTACAGCTGGATGATCTACGGCATGGGGCCGATAGACGAATCCAGCGTGCCTGCACCCACGGTGCTTCTGACCCCGCCGCCGCCGCCGCCGGTTTTCTACTTCTACCCGTCCGGCGGCGGAAAGGTGCTCAAGTACAAGCCGGAGAAATCGGCAATCGACGACCGGCTGCTGGCGCTGCAGCGGATCTGGGAGGACTACGCCCGGGCGGCGGTTGAAGGGCAGCCGTCCGCCGGGATCCGCGGCCTGGGTTCGATGGGCCGGATCAGCAACGGCTTCCGCTGGCTGGAATTCGGACGCCAGCGGAGGCCGTGGATGCGGCAGGGATCGATTGTGACGCCCGCACCGGCCAACGGCGACACCGTGGTGTGCGAGTTCGAGGTGCCGGAAGGCTACTATGGCTGGCTGAGCGGTTTCTGGTGGGCCTACACAGGCACCGGCTACGTTGAGGGCAGCACGGACATCGAGTGGCGGATCCGCATTGCAGACCAGTACCCGGACGGCTACGGGCGGGTGCGGTTCCAGATGGGGACGCCGACGGATCCGCTCACCATTACCGGCATGCTGCCGCTGCGATCCAGGCAGACGGTGCGGTTGATCGTGTTCGTCAAGAACGACAGCGGCAACATCCAAGTGGGTAGCAGCAGGATCATCGGCGGGCTGCGGGGGTGGCTGTACGAGCCGGAGACAGGGGGAAATCTTGGAATCAGGTGGTGAACGGAAAATGGAAGTTTCGATCAACGGAGACAGCAGCCCGTCCATGCGGCTCAGGATCGGGTTCCTGGCATTGGTTCAGGTAGTAGTGGCATTGGCTACTTTCTTCGGAGCAATGAAGGTGATGAGCATGGACGTGGAACGGCTGAAACTGGGGCAGCAGACGGCCAGTGAGAAGATCGACCGGATGCTGGAGACCCAAGCGAGAATGGAAACGACGATCCAGCAGCTGCGGGAAGAGGTGCGGTACTACCGCGAGCGGCTGGATCGGCATATCGAGAAAAATCAGTGAAAGGAGGCTGGCAATGATGAAGAAAGTGCTCAAAGGCGTGGTCAAGGGAGTGCAGATCGTAGGCGTGGGGCTGGGCGCCGCAGCGCTGACGGATCCGGTTTCTCTGTCAACGATCCTGCCTCCGAAGTACCTGCCGCCGGTGCTTGCAGCCAGCGCGATCATCAACGCGTTCGCACCTGGCCTGGCGCAGGATCTCAAAAAGAAGAAACAGGAACTGGGTGGGGAAGACGAAAAGTGATTCGCCTGACCTTCGCCTATTTTGGACATTACTTCCGAAATGTGGTGCATTTTGAAAACTGGCAGCGATAGAACCCCGTCTCGAGTGTATATACTCCTACGGAGTATATACCGAGAGCGGGGTTCTGTCGCTGAGTTACTTGCCCTGCAGCGAGAACAATATTTCTTCTACCAGTGTTATATACGCGCGCGTATTGGTATTGAATACTGACACTGGCACTGGCGGACGGCGCCATCCGCCGGAAGGGAGGTTCAGTCATGGCATCGATTCGCGACCTGGCCGACGCCGTCATCCGCATGGAAGGCTCCATGCTGCCCGGCAGTGTGAACATGACCATGGTGGCCCAGCACGGTCTGTGGAACTTGGGGCATCTTGTGTGGGCTGACCAGAAAAACGCAGTGCCCGTAATCATCAACGGGCGTGCTTGGGCCGGGTGGCCGACCTACGACGAGGCCTACGCCGGCCTGATTCGGCAGATCCAGCTGGACACCTCGCGAGGCATGACGCTGTCCCAGTTCATCGCCAAGTACGCGCCGGCGAAAGAGAACAACACTGCCGTTTACATCGCCAACGTGAGCGCATGGACAGGAATTCCCCCCGACGCCCGGCTTTCCGATGTGCTGGATGATTGGCGAAACCCTCCCTCGGCCCCGACGTTGAACTCCCGCCTGACGCCGGGGCCGGTTCCTGGTGGGAAACGCTCCTTGCCGACAACAGAGGCGGCGGATTCCAGATCGCCGGATTCGACGGAGCTGCAGCGCTCTGGATCCTCGCAGCCGCCGTCGGCATCCTCGGCATTGTCATCCTCTCCCGGCGGGATTGAGCCAGGCGGCGGATCCGACACGGACTCCAGAACGCCCCGCGCGAGCGCTGGCTTGGCCCAGGACAAGCCGGAGGAGCCGGGGGGTACCCTGACCATGCCCGCACCGCCTCCAGCTCGTCCTGGGCCAATTCTGGCGGCGCAGCGAGCCGCTCTCGCAAGGTTCCTGATCTGGCTAGCCCGCCGGATCTCTGGCGAAGTCCCGAGTTCTGGTGTATGATGCCCGCATGGAGAACTCCGTCATGTCCCATGAGCCTTCAGTGATCGCCCTGCCCCTGCTGGAGGACTGCCATTCAGCCCGCGTCGTAGACCTGGCGTGCGCTTCGCTGTCGGACGCCGCCGAGTACGGCGTGTCGAACCACGGTTGGCAGGTCGTGTCTCTGCCGCTCTCTCTGCCGCTCACTCTGCTGGCTGGCAAAACCCACCTCATGCAACTCGATCTCATGGAGCCGGATTCCGCAACGAAACTCGCTGCGGTCAGCCTCGAAGCGCTTCTGCGGGCGCAGGGGGATCCCATGAGCGATCTGACCGTGCGGCGGGTCGTGACGATGAACTACGTCATAGCCGTGGCGAGCTTGGCTGACGGCACGCATGTCTACGAAGCTATCGAGCTTGTCGCCAACCGCAATGTGAATGATCCGGCGATGGCCACCATTCAGTGCTACGACGACGTGGATGATGAAGACGAAGAAGATGGCTGGGAAGACGACGAGCCGGAATGGGATGAGGAAGACGAGTACGAAGACGAGTACGAAGACGAGGACGAGGAGGAGGAAGACGAGGACGAGGAGGAGGAGGAAGACGAGGACGAGGAGGAGAACGAGGATGACGAGGACGATTCCGACTTTGAGGTGGAGGACGAGGAAGTCGGTGTCGACGGCGCTGACGAGGTCGACGTGGAGGCTCCGGGGGAGGAAGCTTTGGATCCTGGGCCGGACGGCGACGGTGCGGGCCGGGCGGCCTGACCGGAACCCGAAGCGGGCTGTGCTGTGGATCGGAGCCTGCTACTGATGCAGGTTATTGCCTTCTTCTGCAATCCGTAGTATTCTCTCCATAGTCCTCTCTGGACGCGCAGCGCTCTTCTCCTCCGGCGCTGCATGGGGCCAGATTCCTCCGGGCCTCGCGAGCAGCCCCTGATCTCACCTACCGGATCAGGGGCTTTTTCTGCTCCGTAGTGTCCCGTGGATTCGATTTTGCGCCCTTCAAATCGAAAATCCCTATTGACTCCAACACAGAGCGAGTGGACACTATTCCCATAGTGACCGATTTAGGAGCTAAAACATGACCATGCACGATCTCTGCCGGAGACACCCGTACTCGTTCCGGGTGACCTGCCCCACCGTTCCCTTCCCGGACTGCGAGTGGCGCTACTGCTCCAATCTGCAGTTGCTGAAAAACACCGTCGTCGCCTACCGGGCGTCCTGCATCGCCGCCAACGTACGGCCCGAGTACGAGATGCGGGTGTACGACCCGGAGCGCCGCATATGGAAGCCGTTCGAGGACATCACCCTGTGAGAACCGGCATGAAAAGCTCCACCCGCTGCCCCGACTACGAAATGCAGATCGCTTGGAAGCGCCACGCCGACTTCCTTGCCCACTGCCGCTCTGCGAAAACGGTCGCCTTGGCATGGATCCATTTCCGCCGCGCCGTGACGCGCTGGATGCGCAGCGAGAAGGACAAGGGGCTGCGAGCCGGGCTGGGACGGCTGGCGTTCCATGATCCCGTCTCGGCTATTGACTCTCTGTACCAAGTGCTGGTTAATCTTGAACAGATCCATTGCGAGATCTACTCTCTTCTGAAAGGATTGCCCGTCAATGAATCTGATATCCCTTCCATCATCGAACGCCCGGACTGGCTGCCGTCTTCCGATCCGGCTGCTGGTTCCGGCCCTGCTGTTGATAAGCTCCGCTCCCGCCGCCGCGCAGACAAAGCCTGACGCCCGGCAGCTCCGCGCTCCGGCTGCGCCGCCCGTGGCCGTGCTCGTCTTCCAGAGCGGCAAGGCGATTCTCGCCGTCCTGGGCGAGGGGCTGACCCTCGACACCACTGTCTCGCCTCCCGTCATCCGAGCCGCAGCATCGACCGTCACGGCGTCGAAGCTCGTCCGCGAGGCAGACGGATCCTGGACGCTGCCCGCCGGTTGCAGCTCCCCGCTTGCGGTATACCGCAACGGGCTGCGCCAGTGGGCCGCGGACGACTACTCGATTTCCGGCTCGGCTCTCCGCTTCCGCGACGGCGCCGCAGATCCGAGCCTCAACGACGATACTGTGATCACGGAGTGCAAACAATGAAAACCCTGGTCGACTATCAGCAGGATCCTTTCTTCATCTTCGCCTTCCCGGAATACCGGGACGATGCGTGCTACATCATGCTGGCTGAATCCGCAATCGAGTCTTTGGAAAAAGCGAAGAACTCGGTCAAATCCCCCATTGAGGAAGTGTCCGTGCCCGTGCCGTACCTTGAACTGATCGGCATGGATGGTGTGGAAAACGACGCCAACGTCAAGCTCGGCAAGGGCGTCGGTGTGATCACGGCATACCGCCTGTGGGACTACGGAGTGGACGAGGAAGCCCGCCTCGATTTCGTCACCGGAGCATGTGAAACCTACGACATGGTGAGGCTCCAGCTGAGGAAAGACAAGAACGGCTACGAGTTCCGCGCCGTCGGGACCAGCGATTACGAGAGCCTCAAAGGCGGCGCTTACGAGTACACGCCGTGGATCCCGCTGGAGAAACTGGTCGGCGCGGCGGAAAAAACGGCGCAAGTCGCCGCCGCGAAGGAGAACTTCCAGTCGGAGTGACGGTTGTGCGGCTGCTTCTCCCGTTGCTGGCTCTGACCCTCGCCGCCCAGACGCGCATCGACGCACCCACGCAGGCGCGCAGCGTGAGCGGACGGGCCTATTACCACTCCGGCACAGCGCCTCTGTCGATCCCGGCCAACTCGTGCGCAGAGTTCCAGTTCCCGGCGCCGGGCGTGAGAATCGGCGAGAGCCTGGCTCCCGGCTGGCCGGAGTCGCTCCCCCCGGGCGTTATCGGCGTCATGCGCGGCGTGGACAACGCCATCGTGGTGCGCTTGTGCGCCGTGGGAACCGCCGCTGCTGTGCCGTCTGCCGTGTGGAGTGTGATTGCGATCCGGGAGTGAACTGGAGGTGTGACGATGTTTCCCGATCCCGCTGATCTCGCCGCCGCTCATGATGCGTACTTGGAGAGACAGCACCGTCTGTGGCTCGCTGACAACCGTGGCCGCATCGAGGAGATCATCGAGAAGCTGCGCGAGGCGTACTCGCTTTCCCGCAAGGTCTGGTCCAGCGATAAGGACGAGGCGCCGGCGGCGATTCTCAACGCGCTGTACACGGTTGAGTCGGAGCTGGAGGACTGATGAGAGTTCTGAACCTGGGCGCCGGAGTGCAGAGCACGACCGTGTACCTGATGGCCAACTCTGGAGAGATCCCGGCCTACGACTACGCCATCTTCGCCGACACCGGCGAGGAGCCGCAGGCCGTCTACCACCATCTGGACTGGCTGCTCAGCCTCGGCGGGATCCCGATACTGATTCGCAGCGCCGGGAAACTGGGCGAAGACCTCATCCGGGGCCACAACAGCACGAACGGCAGGTTCGCCGCCATCCCTGCCTATGTGGATCACGGACTCGGACGGCGCGAGGGGCGCTGGCCGCGGCAGCCCGGTGGCGCAGGCTGTTCTGGCTGTGCACGGCGGTCCTGGTCGCAGCGGTTGCAAGGAGCTTGCCATGGTGAGAGACAGAGAACGGTATGGCTGACGGCGAGAGGCGCATGACCGGGAACCCCAGGAGCATCCGATATGCAACCAAGGAGCAGATCGACGCACTGCTCCGCGCTGTGAAGAGCAACGTCCGCGACAGGGCGCTGCTGACCGTGATGTACTGGCGCGGCCTGCGTGCATCGGAAGCAGGCAAGCTCATGCTCGCCGACTACAACCAGCAGGCGCGGCGCCTGTTCGTCAGGCGGGCCAAGCGCGGCTTGAGCGCAGAGTATCCGCTGTCGCCCGACGAGATCTCCGCGCTCGCCGCATGGCTGCGAGTGCGTGGGCCGGATCCGGGGCCGCTGTTCGTCTCGAAGAAGCAGCGCCCGGTCAGCCGTCAGCTCGTGTTCGAACTGGTGCGCCGCTATGCGCAGATGGCGGGCTGGCCGGACGGACTCGCACATCCGCACACGCTGCGGCACTCCATCGCCGTTCATCTGGTCGAGCAGGGCGTCGATCTGCTCGCCATCAAGGACTGGCTGGGGCACAGCAGCATCAACAGCACGGTCATCTACGCCCAGCTGACCAGCCGCACGCGTAACAAGGTTGCAGAGCAGGTGTATTCCTCCGCAGAGCCGGAAAAAGTGAGAGTAGACTGGAGCAGGAACGAGAGAAGGCGGCGATGATCGAGGTTGCGTTCTACAAAGCGAGGTTCGGCAACAGGTGGGACAGGATCGTGGCTGCCGGCACCGGCAGCCCTTACTCGCACTGCGAGCTGGTATTCGACAGCCTCACCGGATTCAGTGCGAGTCCGCGCGATGGCGGCGTGCGCCGCAAGCAGATCGACTTCGAGGACGGAAAGTGGGATCTGTTGCCGGTGATGTTGCCGGATTTGGCAACCGAAGGCGAGTCCCGCATCTGGCAATGGTGCTTGTCCCAGGAAGGCCGGCAATACGACTGGCCGGGAGTGTTCGCCCTGGCTCTCGCCGGGGTGTCTGCCAGCTCTGGCTTTCCAGGTGACATTCCAGCCTGGTGGTTTTGCAGCGAGTTCTGCACTTCCGCGCTGCAACAGGGCGGGCTGTTCCCGTCCCTGCAACCGAAATTCGTCACGCCGCACGCGCTGCTCTACGCGATGCTGGCATGGAACGATTGCATGATAAGAAAGGAGAATCGATGATCGTCAAAGGCAATCCCAACGTGAAACCGATCCGTGAAGCATACGCTCCGCTGACCGAGCTGCAGGTGTTCGACGTCTACCAGACGCGGCAGGACTACGAAAAGGCCACGGGCAATCCGTGTCCGCCGCCGGACCCAAAGCGGCGGCGAAAGCACTGGTTCGACCCCGCTTACGCGGGAGTGAGCCAAGAGGACGATGACGGGCAACTCGTGTTTTACCAGACGTTGGCGGTCAACCCGCGCACTCGCGCCGTGGTGCGTGACTTGAACGGCAAGCCGATGCTCACGACCATTGCCCTGAGCAAGTGGGAGGCTGGCCAGGTCAACATCCCCGAGGGCACGACCAACGAGTTCCCGCTTTCCGAGCCGATCATGATGTTCGACCAGATTCAGACGCCGCTGCGTTCCCTGGCGCCGGAGGAGGAGCTGGAATTCTACGGCCCGATGGGCGTGGTGCGCGTCGTCAACACGGTTCTGCGCGACGCGGACAAGGCCAAGTCCGAACAGTTCACCGCCGCTGACCGGGAGACGATTCGTCAGATTCTGCAAATCGTGCAAGAAATCGAGCGGCGAGTTTAGGCGCTAAACGCATCCTGCGGGCGCGGATCATGCCGTACAACAGTTCTCCGGGCGGTATCCCGGACGCCCGGCTGAGTTGCCAGACGGCTTCTGCGCCCGCTTCTCTTTGCCCTGTCAGGAGCTGCCAGATGTACTGTCTGCTGCACCCCATGATGCGCCCGATCCGGGCCAGGTTGATCGGCCTCCCGTACACGCTCTCCAGCACGGATTTCTTCGCCACTACTGATAGATTATCCGGCTTCGGCGCCGACGAAAACTGCTAGTTGACACTGGATGCACCCGGCGTTAGCGTGTGATTTCAGACGTGGAGGAAACATGCAAATTCCCATACAAGAGCTGATCCGTCAAAGAGAAACTCTGGCGGCGCAACTCAGGCAGGCCAACGCAACCCTCGCCGAGGATCTCGAGGATTACTCATCGCTCCGCAAACGGTGCGACGAGTCCCAAGGCAATGAACTGCTCGCCGCTCTGCTCTCGCGGCTCGAGATCGTCGTGCGCCGCCAGATCGACGCCAATAGCCAGACTCTGTTCGCGGTGGAGGCGGACTTGGCTGAACTCAACCGGGCGCTGGGGCAGATGATTCTGCGCGCTGCGCCAATTACCGGCAAGGGGAATTGAGCCATGTCCCGGAGGAAATCGGCAACGACCATCGAGCCTGGCATGGCCGGCCCGAAGGCTTTGGACATGCTCCATCTGGACGAGGTCGATCTGGTAGAGGACGACTGGAACGTGCCGGCCACCGACAACCGGGGCCACAGTGCGAAACTGACCACGCGCGTGCCGCCTGTGATGGCCCGCGCCGTCGAACAGCTCGTGCAGAGCCGCGTGTACCCGTTTCCCACCTCTGATGACTTTCAGCGATTCGCCATCCGGCTGGCTCTTCATGTCCTGAACCGCGCTGCGGGAGGCCATGTGGTCACCACGCTGACAGCGGCAGAAGCCATCGTCAAGATCGTACGGGACTACGAGAACCTGCAAGCCGTGCAGTCTGCGCTGGAGATGGCCCGTCAAAGCTGCGAGGCGATGATGGCCGACGGAGACGCATCTACGCTGGCGTCCCATCTGGCCTACATCGACCACACGCTCGCCAAGATGAGCGCGACGAGCGCCTGGCGGCGCAAGTTCGAAGCGGACTGGAAACGCCAGAGCCAGCGCTACCGCGACTATCTCCGCAGCGTGAACGGAGCCTCGGAGGAGCATGATGGCGAGTAGCATTGCCCGCAGCGTTGCCCGCCCTGACGACAGCATCTTCGCCGGCGTCGATCTCCACGAGCATCTCCACCTGCCGGAACGGTTCCGTTCCATGCGCCTGCAGCAATCGGTGATGGCGCAACGGATCCTGGACTCGGCACTGGACTGCCGCTCCAGCGTTCACGCTGCGCCGACGGGAACAGGCAAGACGCTCGCCTATGTGGGCGCTGCCGTGGCAGGCAATCTCCGCTGCTGCGTGCTGACTGCCACCAAGGCGTTGCAGGACCAGATAGTCGGCGATTTCGGGCAGTTTTGCCTGGATGTGCGCGGGGCGGGGAATTTCCGCTGCGATAAACTCAATGCGAGCTGCGCCGTGGGCCGGAGAATGAAATGCGCCGACAGTTACTGCGCCTACCGGGCGCAACTGTCGCGCATCCCGCAGCACTCCGGAGTGGTCGCAACCAACTATGCGTGGTGGATCAGCGCGAGAAAAGCGGGCATCAACACAGGCCATTTCCATCTGCTGGTGCTGGACGAGGCTCACCAGGCGGTAGACATTGTCACCACATTCTCCAGCGCACGCGTCGATGCGGACACTGTCATGCTGCTGTCCGGCGCGGCGAACTGTCCGCATCCGAAACCGGATGTCTCGTCCTTGCTGAAATGGACGGAATCAGTGACTCCGCACGCCCGCCGCTTCCTGGAGACGGCTGTGAGGAACCATGACCTGCGTCGCATGGACAAGTTTTGCGAAGTGATCGATGCGCTCGAGGCGGCGCCTGTGCTGCTCGGACGCCCAGGCACTTTGGTCAACACGGACAACGGGCGGATTCTCATTGCTCCGATCTGGCCCGCGGCCAACGCGCAGGCGCTCCTGTTCTCCGGCATACCGTCCGTCGCCGTAGTCAGCGCGACGATCAACCGCGAGATTTGCCACCTGCTTGGAATGGAATTGGGCGCCTACTCGTTTTACGAGTACGACAGCGAGTTCCCTCCGGAGTACGGACCGGTGTATCTGCTCGATGTGGCAAAGCTGAACTACCGCACGGAGCGTTTGGAGATCGGAAAGGTTTATGACGCTGCGCTGGATCTGTGCAAACGCCATGGCCGGCAGAAAGGCATAGTCCACTGCGGCAGCTATGCGAGAGCGTCCGAGTTCTGCGAACTCGCACGCAGGCAGCTGCCCCATGCCGTTTTCTCGCACACTCGCGCCGAGGGCAGCAGCAAGGCGGTTGCTGCGCACAAGGAGCACAGCGGGCCTGCACTGCTCGTCAGCCCCAGCGTGGGCACCGGCGTGGATTTTCCTGACGAGCAGGCCGAGTTCCAGATTTTGCTCAAGACGCCGTACCCGGACATGAAAGATCCGATAGTGGCTGCTCGCTGCCGGAAAATGAGCCACTATCCGGCCATCATCGCCGCACAGGCGCTCGTGCAGATCAGCGGACGCGGCCTGAGGCACCGCGAGGATCGATGCGTGACGTACGTTCTGGACGGCAACGCGAGGGTTTTGTTCGAGCAACGGCCCGGGCTGTTCCCGTTGTGGTTCCGGCGCCGTGTGCGCTGCCAGGAGGACTGGTAGGGTCTGACACATTTTCCGTTCGATGTCGCACCGTGTCATCTGGCGCGGTGCAGTGCCAACAATCTGTCTCTGTTCAGGAGGTTGAAATGCCACTCAGTCTGAATCCCGCCACTTTCGTCAAGGGCGGTCTCATCAACGATGTCGATGTGCGGATCCTCTCCGCGCGTTTCGCGAGCTATGACTACCAGGGCAGGCTGACCGGAGCCGATCAGCTTGTCTGCGCCCTGAAGCTGGACTATGCGCCGCTGGACAATCTCGAGGATGTCCACACGGACTACCTGAGCTTCGGCAAGATCGCCGATTTCCAGCCCACCGAGGACGGCAAGGGCGTCGAGAGCGTCAGCGGCAAGATGCCCAACCAGGATACGGTGTTCCACTTGTTCATGCAGTCGATGCAGGAATCCGGATTTTCGATGGCCGAGCTGGACAAGGGGGACATCAGCGTTCTGGACGGGCTGGAAGTCCACATCGTGCGGCGCCCTGCGCCGGAGCGGTGGAAGGCGCTGGCAACCGGGCGCCGCAGCGAGGGCGAGCCGGTCCGCGAGAAGACGTACCTGGCCGTCAGCAAGGTGCTGGGCCGCGCCAAACAGCAGGCGAAGCCGGGCGCCAAGCCTGCTGCGAAGACCGCTCCGCCGGTGGCGGACATCGAGTCCAAAGCCGCAGACGCCGTGCTTGCAGTGATGTCGGAAATCGGCGGCGGCATCAAGATCAAGGCGTTGCAAATGAAGCTGCTGAAGACGTTCACCGCAGAGGATCCGGCTGTCCGCAAAGCGATTCTGGAGAAGGTTGCCGACACGGAATTCCTGGCGGGCATCGGACTGTCCGTCAGCGGGGACACTGTCAGCGTGGGGGAAGACATTCCGTTCTGACACGCCATGCGGCTCTCGCGCATCAGCAGCCGGTTCTGCCTGCCGCCGCCGCACGGGCGTCCGCCGGGGGTGCACATGAGCGGCGTCATCCGCGCTGCGCTCATGGCGGCCAGAGCGTGGCCCTACGAGCAGGACGGCGCGGAGCGCAGCGAATCGTCGCAGCTCTCCATGGCGGTCGGCCTTGCGTGGGAGGACTGGTACGGGCCGCAGATCCCGGGAGTGGTCTACCACCCCGGCGCACTCTTCTTCGAGGGCGTCTGGTTCAGCCCGGACGCCCTCGACCTGGACAATCTCGTCCTGCACGAGATCAAGACAACCACCAAACACGAAGCGACTCCGCGAAGCGTGCTCCACTGGGACCTGCAACTCCGGGGCTACCTGTGGGCGCTGGGAGAAGGTGAATGGCGGCGAGCCGTGCTGCACGTCTTGCATGTCGGGCAGCCGCCGTTGCCGGAACTGAGAATCTGGGAGGTTGAGTACGAGTACGAGGAGCTGAGAGACACATGGAAAACCGTGCTGAGTCCGTTTATCGACAGAGCGATTCCGGAGACGTAGAACTGCTGGAGTTTCGCGCACTCGCATTCCAGTGCAAATGGGACATCCGTGTCATCCTGCGCAGGCTGGGGCTGACGAGGTTCTACTCTGCCAGCACCCTGGTTCACGCGAAGAGGAAGACGGAGCTGATCAGGTTGATGAAGAAGTGGATCGCTGCCATGGGCCTGTTTTCGGTGACGCAACGTGCGTCGTTCGTTTATATCGACCCATACCTTGGCGAGGAGATCATTGCGCTGCCTGTCGATTCCGCGGCGCATGACTTCGCCTCATGGAACAAACGGAAGCTGGCCGTAGCGATCCTGGCAATGCAGAATCTGTTGCTGAGGATGCTGTACGACTGTGGCGTGCCGGGATTGATGCACCTTCTGCAAGAGCACTCGCCGTCCCCGCTGGTGCTGTCGGAGCTGGTGCTGTCGGACACAGGCGGAATCAGTACCAATACTGCCACTGCCACTGACACTGACACTGCCACCGACACTGCCACTGACACTGCCACTGACACTGCCACTGACACTGACACTGCCACCGACACCGACACTGCCACCGACACTGTCACTGACACTGCCACTGACACTGACACTGCCACTGCCCAATCGCAGCTGAAGCATTCGGACAAGTACATGGCGCAGTATGTGGCTCAGCTGGAGCTGCAGATGAAGGCTGCGGCGAATGCGGCGGGTGCGCTCAGCAAAGCGGCGGACGAGGTGCATGAGATAGGGCTGTATCTCCGCAGCGCCTACGCCCGCGAGATCGCGAGAGGCGAGCACGCCAACCAGACGCTGTGCCAGGTGCTGCGGCGCTACCTGGAGAAGGAGCGCGCAATGGCGGCGGCAGGACCTTTGCGGAGAATGTGGCTCGCGCTGAAGTTGTGGTGAAGGAGAACCCGGAATGAAGAACGCAGTGAAGCCGGTTGCAGTCAAGCAGAGCCTGTTCCAGAAAGTGACCGTGGCCGAGAAGCGCTCGCTCAGCGTGTGCAGCTACGGCCACGAGAAGCGGGGCAAGACATGGTTCGCCTTGTCCGCTCCCGGACCCGTCGCCGTCATCAGCAGCGACAGCGGCACGGAGAACGCCGTGCGCGAATGGCAGCGGCAGGGCAAGGAGATCTACCTGTTCCAGCACACGCTGCCGCCGCTGGGCCAGAAAATCGAAGTCTATGAGAGTGCGTGGGATCGGCTCGCAGAAGCGGTCTACGAGGCGATCACCAGCGCCCAGTTCCGCAGCGTGGTCGTGGACACTGCGACGGAGGTGTGGGAGCTGTTGCGACTGGCGCGGTTCGGTCGGCTGACACAGGTCATGCCGCACCACTACGGCCCGGTCAACAACGAGTTCCGCAGCCTGCTGAACAAGGCTGTGGCGAGCGACAAGAACACGGTTTGGATCCACAAAGTGAAGAAGGTCTACAAGACGAACAAGGAGGGCAAGGACTCCTGGACCGGCGAGTGGGAGCGCAGCGGATTCGCCGACTTTGGATACATCATCGATGTGGTGATCGAGCACCGCATCGTGGAAGACGACGACTCCGGGAAGCTCGACTTCGGCGTGAAAGTGATCGACAGCCGCTTTCGCCCGACGGAAGTGTGCGGGCGCATCTTCACCGGATTCGAGGCGACGTTCCCGGCGCTTGCGATGACGCTGCTGCCTGACACTGCTATCGATGCTTGGGAGGACTGAAAGATGATATTGGTTCCCGTAGGGGATCGTTACGAATTCTCGGACAATGGCTTCACTGTGCTGTCGCTGCCGGCGTCGCTGTTCGCCGGGCGCGAGGCGGCAGAGCAGGTTTACGCCGCCTTTGAAGCAGCGCTGGACCAGCGGGAGCAAGACTACGAGGAGCGCCTCGCAGCCGTTGAGGAGGACGCCGACTCCCGCATCGATCCGTCGGATCTGCCCGACAGAGTGGACATCCAGGTGCAGGCCCGACTGAGTCCTGATTCCCCCGGCGTGCTCGTGATCCGCGAGCCTGTCACGCAGGCGCCGATTGTGGAAATCCCCTTGGGGTGCAGCTCACAGAAAATGCTGGAGTGCGTGAAGAAGGTCGTGGAATGGACGTTGGAGCGGGCTTTCAGCGAGTACTGCAATGTCCTGCTCGATGCTCCGGAGACGAGTTTCGGTTACGAGGGATGAATGCTGTGGGTCGACGAACGAGAGGGCAGCAGAGAACTAGCGGAGCCGCTGCGAGTGCTCGGACTCGATGTCGAGTTGCAGCGGCTCGACTACGGAGACGTCTGCTGGATGGGGGACGGACCGGACGGACCGTGCCTGGTGGGCGTGGAGCGCAAAACCGTGACCGATCTGCTTGGCTCGATGCGCACGGGGCGGCTGTGCGGCCACCAGTTGCCCGGCATGAGCACGCAGTACCAGACACTGTACCTGGTCGTGGAGGGCGTGGTGCGCGAGTGCCCGGAGAACGGACTGTTGCAGCAGCTGTGGCGCGGGCGCTGGAGCGACGTTCGCGTGGGCCAGCAGCGGTTCATGTGGACCGACTACGAGCACTATCTGACTACGCTGGACACGCTGGCCGGAGTGCGCGTCAGGCGCACCGGGAGCCTGCGGGAGTCGGCTTCCGTCATCAAGGCGCTGTACTCCTGGTGGCAGAAACCGTGGAGCCAGCACGGCAGCCACAAGGTGATCTACACGCCGGATCCGCGCACCGTGTTCCTGGTCGCTCCGGCCACGCTTCGCCGCGTGGCGGTGCAGCTGCCCGGCGTGGGCTGGGAGCGCAGCCGCGAGGTGGAGCGCTACTTCCGCACCGTGCGCCGCATGGCGGAAGCGGAGATTGCGGACTGGCGGAAGATCCCCGGCATTGGCAAAGCCATAGCCGCCCGCGTGCATCGCATCATCAACGAGGGCGACTGAGATGAGATCGGAGCAGTGTCCGTACTACTGCGAGGGGCTGTGCCCGTCCGGGCGCACCGTGGTGGAGCCGGTGATCGTTCCGGGCAGCCGGCTGCTGGTCATCGGAGAAGCGCCCGGGCCGACAGAGGACAGCGAGGGCGTTCCGTTTTGCGGCTCGAGCGGCGAGGAGCTGAACCGGATCTACCTGCGCCAGGCCGGGCTGCGCCGCGAACAGGTGTCGGTCACCAACACGGTCCTGTGCCTGCCGCCATTGAGTTCCCGCGGGGATTACACGCCATCGCAAGAGCTGGTAAAACACTGCAGCGGACAGTATCTGGAGAGCGCTCTGGCCGCTGCTGCACCGGATGTGGTCGTAACTCTGGGCGCCGTCGCTGCGCAGCGCATGGGACTGTCCCAGCCTTTGGAAGAGATGGCATCGCTACCGCACTGGATCCGTCTGGACGGACGCAAGGTGCTGCTGCTGCCCAGCTACCATCCAGCCGCAGTGATGCGGTCCGAGACGCGCCCGGCTGTGATCATGACCTCCATCCTGCGTGCGTTCGAGCAGGCGGGGCAAGCGCTGCGCGGGCAGTTGCCTCCGGAGGATGCTTGCCCGGAGCCGGACTACTGCGAGGTGGCGGATCCGGCGGGGCTGTCGTTGTCCGGCGGCGATGTTTCACTGGACACAGAAACCGTGCATGGCGAGTGGTACATGACGAGCTGGTGCGAAGCGCCTGGCATCGCCAGGTGTACTCGCAGCCGAGACGTGATGTCGGTGCTGCTGGACGGGATCAGAGGCTCCGGCATCCGCCTGGTGATGCACAATGCGCCGTACGACATGAACGTGCTGCGCCGCGCAGGGTTCCGGCTGGATGGCATCGAGATCCACGACACGATGCTCGCCGCCTACGAGTTTCGCACTGTGCCGCAGGGGCTGAAAATGCTCGCGCGGCTCCTGGCAGGGATGGAGATGCACAGCTATGAGAGCACTGTGCTGCCGCACACGTTCGCCGCTCTCGCACAGTGGGTCGAGGATGCGGAGGAGACACTGCGGAACTGCGTGCTCGCACTCACTCCCGTGCGCAGCGAGTCGCTGCTTCTCATCCAGAGTCCGATTCCGGCCAGGTGGCTGAAGCGCAAGGGCGAGACGGTCAAGCAACACTGTGAGCGGCTGATGGGTTTGCACAGCGAGATCGTCGAACTGGCGCGGACGGCGCCGACGGTGCCTGTGCTCGACAACGCCGGAATGAAGATGGTCGCCCTGCTCAACGAGGTTCTCGCGGCGGGCCAGCGCACATCCCACGAGGCGCTGTCATTGATGGACAGGATCCGGGACCGCATCATCGCAGAGGATCCGGCAGCGTTCGAACTCGCAGTGCGGGCGGCTGAACTGGAGCGCCTGCCGCCGCCGCCGCAGAACACGCTGGCGCATTGCCCGGATGATGTGAGAACCCGCTACTCGTGCCGCGACGCAGACGCGACGCTGCGGATTTGGTTGATTCTGAAACGGGAGTTGGGAGTGGAGGACTGACGAACGATGGAACGCGACTTCAGCTTTTCCTGCGGCGCATTTTCGGCCCGCGCCCGCATCTGCGTATCGGACGGGGTCCTGTCGCTGACCGTGTGTTCTGTTCAGCCGGACGGCAATCGGGAACAGCTCGCAGATCTCCTGCTCGGCGCAATGATGCGCACTGTGAGGCTCCGTGGAGGAGTGGCGTCGACGGTTGACGGGGGCGCGATCCGGTTGTCGGCGAGGATCTCCGGCAACGCCGACCTGGACGCAGCGCTGAAATCCATCAGCGCACGATGGAACGCAGCGAGGCCGGCGATACGATCCATGGCGCAGCTGCTGATGGAGCTGGAGAGCCGGGGCTGGAGCAAACGGGATCTGAGCGCCGCCACGGGGCTGAGCTACCCGCGTCTGTGGTCGCTGATGCAGGAGAACGGCGGCTGGCCGAGAGTAGCGGTATTCCTCAGGCTGAACGAGTGGCTGGACAAGCAGGCGCCGGATCTGGCGCCAACTTTGTCAGTGTTGGAGATGGAGGCGAAGAGAGTTCTGGGAGGGAACTTCTACAGAGCTTCGAACAGGAGCGGGAAATGAAACAGATGACGAATACCGAAACCGCAGCAGTGTATTTGGGAGCGCTTCTGATTGCGGGCCTGTTAGCCTACAGCATCGCCGCATCGCTTGGATGGCAGTACTTGTTCTCGCTGATCGGCTCCGTGGCGCTGGTGTTCGGCATTGCCATATTCTCTCTGCCGAAGGTCGCCCGGTGGGCCGCAGTCATGCTGCTCGTCCACGCCGACGCAGTGGACAGCTACCTGGAGAAGGAGGTGGAGGCCTACCGCCGGTACGAGCGCGAAATTCTGCGGCGCAGGGAGGAGTAAGCCATGACCGTGCGCCTGGTGGACAGGCCGGATCCGGGCAATGCGTACCGTATCGACAGAGGTTGTCTGGAAATGATCGACGAGTTCCATGCCAACGGAATTCTCGCTGACCCGGAGCGGTTCCGCGAGCTGGACGCGAAAGTGGCGTCGGAACTGGAGCAGGCGCGAAGAGAGCTGCGCGACATCGCCGGGCGCGAGGTCAACGCCGGCAGCAATGCGGATCTGGCGCGGTATCTGTACGACGAGCGCAAGCTGGAGCCTCCGCTGGGGCTGCGCTACACGGCGGCGGGCGCCCGCTCAACCGACAGCGAGACGCTGAAATCGATGCTGCAACTCGATCCGAGCGTCCGGCTGGTGCTTCGCATACGCGAACTCGCGAAGCTGCGCAGCACCTACACGCAGCCGCTGCCGCAGATGATCCAGCCGGACGGGCGCATCCGCACCACGTTCCGCCACACATCCACAGAAACCGGGAGGCTGACCAGCGACAATCCGAACCTGCAAAACATCCCTGCCAGAACGAAACTGGGCCTTGCCATCCGGGACTGCTTTGTCGCACCGCCAGGACGCGTGCTGGTCAGTTGCGATCTGAGCCAGATCGAGATGGTGCTGGCCGGGCACCTCAGCGGCGACGAGACGCTGCTCAATGCGATCCGCAACGGCAGTGACATTCACACGCTCACCGCAGTGAACGCAATGGGCGTTGCCGAGGAGCGGAGGCAGTACTACATCGGGCTGAGCCTGAAAGCCAAGCGGGAGGACGCCGGAGGCGACGAGGAATGGACGGATGAAGAGAGAGCGGACTGGAAACGGTTCAAGCAGGAAGTGCGGCTGCCGGCGAAAACCGTGGGATTCGGCATCCTGTACGGGCAGAAGCCGCAGGGCGCCCAGTACAACATCGTGGCGCAAGGCGGGCCGCTCCTGCCTCTGGAGCAGTGCGAGCAGATGGTGGAGAGCTTTTTCCGCACCTACCCTGGCATCCGGCGCTGGATGCAGCTGCAGGAATCGCGGGCCACGACGTTCGGCTGCGTCTGGGACATGTTCGGACGGGTCCGGTTGCTGCCCACGGCGATGAGCACGCACGCGCCGCTGGCCAGGAAAGCGGTGCGCGAAGCGGGGAACATGCCCATCCAGTCGAGCGCACAGGGAATTCTGAAGATCGCGATGAACCGGGCGATGGAACTCGTGCGCGAGTTCCGCAGCCTGGGATTCAACGTGTTGCCTCTGCTCCAGATCCATGACGAGCTGGTGTTCGAGGCTGACGATGACTGCGCGGAGGATTTCGCCTCCGCGTTGCGGCAAATCATGGTCAGCGCAGTGAAGCTGCGCGTAGACTACAATGCCAGCTACTCCATTGCGAGGAGCTGGGGGCAACTGAAATGAGAGTGAGAGGACGAAACATGGCAACCAGAAACGAAGAACCTGTCCGGCTGGAGGAGCTGGGGATTGCGCCGGAGGAGCTGGAGAGCTTCTCGCGCACACTGGCGCAGTACATGGACGTGCGCAACCGCATCCGCGAGCTGGAGGACGAGCAAAAAGCGGCCAAGGAATGTCTGATGGAATTCCTGTTGTCGCGGGGTGTAGAGAAGGCGCAGTACGAGTCGGTGGTCCTGAGCTACCGCGTGCAGGAGCGGCGCATGATCAACCGCGAGAAGCTGCTGCGCAACGGAGTCCGGCCCGACATCATCGCCCGCAGCGAGGACGTGACCCAGTTCGCGGTGCTGGACGTGCGCGAGAAGAAGCGGAAACTGGGCGCCGGCGAGGCGATGATGGAGTAGCAGCGATGCGGATCATCATGACGAACCCCAAGGTGGCGGCGGTGTACCGCCGCCGCCACACAACCGTGGTGGTGCTCCAGGAACGCGGCTACGAAATCGAGCTGCTGTACACGAGCCTCGCTGCCCTGGATGCGCTCGCGGAGGACATGGCCGCCGGCGTAGACGCGGCGCTGGACGGACAGGCGGGCACGGAGTGGCACAACCCGAAATGCGCAGTGCGCACTCGCCGCAGCGACGAGATCAGCGATCTGCTGTACGACGCCGGGCTGCTGGAGAGGCCGGCGTTCATGCGGCGCGGCGAGAGCGTCAGTGCGCCGCGCAGCGAGGGCGCCCGAGTGCAGCGGCTCGAGAGCCTGCCGGGATCAAATGATCCCAATCCCAAGGCGAAGGCAGAGTGACGGCATGGCGCGGCGCAGAGTGGCGGTGCCGTGCGCGTTGTGCGGCCAGTCAGTGCCAACCGCGACGCAATGGCTCAAAGCGCAGCCGGATCTGCGGCGGATGTGCAGCAGCTGCCGGCTGAGGCAGAAGCGGCTACGGCTGGCGCTGCACCGCGCTGCGCCGCGCATCGAGGCGCTGTTGGGGATCGCCCGGGAGGCGTTGCGGCAGGCAGAGGCGGCGCTGGATGCGATACCGGATCTCAGGGAGATCGAGCGGGCGGGCTACCAAGCGCGAGTGCCGGCATCGCTATGGATATCCATAGAGGAGATGCTGCCGGAGTGGCTGAGGAGGCTCGGGGCAGTAGACGATAAATGATTTGCTATCAGTGCTTTGCAGCCATCAATAGGATCTGCAGAGCGCCTGCTGCGGCGGGCGGGCGCGGAGACGGGATCCGCAAGTCCCTGAAAACAGGGAGAATATTTTTTTGAAAAAAAACTGTTGACAGGCTGACAGGGGTGGGGCATGATAGAGGCATGCTGATCGTCAGCGAGGAATCGAGAAGCAGGAGTCCAGAGAAGGAGATGATCATGAACACCCAGAAGATCGCGGCGGAACTGTGCCGCATGAAGGCATACAATCCAGTGCCGGACGGAATGATCCGTGACCGGCTGCGCAGAGAACTCGGAGTAGCGGCTCTGACTGCCGCCCCCGCCCGTGCCGCGCTTGCCGCGCTGCGAGCGGAAGTGACGCGGCAGCAAACGCTGCGCCGGCAGCGGCAGCAGAACCGTCCGCTGCCGCGTATTGTGGCGCACCCGCTCGTTACGGCGGATCGCTACTTGTCCAGGAATACGATGAATCTCGCGGACGTGCAGACACACGTCCGCCGCCACTACCGGCTCGGGGAGCGGAACGAAATTGTGTGGGATTGCCTCCCCACGATTCAGCTTCTCAACGCAGCCGAGTCCCGTCTCGTTTCCACGTCCAAGGAGCAGAACTGGGATGTGTACCGGGGTGCCTGGAAGGGATGGGCGGCCAACGTGTACGAGCACACAATCACAGTGTCCCCTGCTCTCATCTCCGGTCGGCTGCGGCAGTTGGGCATCGAGACCGTGGACGGGATGCTCACTCTCGCCGCTCTCCGCGTGCCCTGCCCGAAGGGTGTGGAGGTCTATGAGGCCGTGTGGCTCGTCCAGAAGCAGGGGTGCTCACTGGGTATCCATCGCGGCTACATCGCCGTGAGGCGCCGCGCCGGGCAGTACGGTGAGCGCATTGACGCAGTTCACGGGTACTCGGTGCGCGGCGCCGTCCACACGCTCGCCCGGCGCATCACGGGCAGCGCCCGCCGCGCGGATCTCGCCGTACTGCCCGCAGAGGCGCTGCTCGCGCGCGCCGAGGAAGCGGCGCGGCGCAATCCTAACGCCGTGATCACCATGGCCGACGCCCGCCGCGCCGGCTACTGCGATAGCGGTATCCGCAGCTATTGCTACCGATCCGGCATCGGCGACGCCTTGGTCGACGGACGGATCACTGCCGCCCGCTTATACGAGGCGCTGGAGCGCGCGTGGGATCCCCTCGCAGCGCGGCTGCTGATCTCCGTTGCGGAGCGCCGCCGCCGCAGCAACGCCGCCTGATGAGTCCCCCTCCCAGCGGCGGGGGACGAAACACGGAGCATCGCTCCGTGTCGCGGGAAAGCCGCAGAAAGGAGACGACGTGGTAATCAGAATCCGACTCACGGGCCGCATGGCCCGGGTTGCCCACCGCATCGCGGCGTGGCTGGGAGGTGTCCGATGAGGGAGCGGGACGTCCGCATTGGCGCCCGGTACGAGATCCGCATCGGCGGGCGCACCACCGTGGTGCGCGTCCTGGGCGAGGCGGCCACGGCGGGCGCCCGGCGGCGCTGGGTCGCCCGTACGGAAGACACCCGCCGCGTGCTCAGGATCACCGCCGCCCGGATGCGGCGGGAATTGGGGGGTGCGCAATGACGATGGTAGAACCGGCAGAACTGAAGAGAGTGCAGCAGACTCTCGCCCGCATGCTGCAAGCCGCCGAGCATGCCTACTCGGCATCGCGCACGGCGACTGATCGCCGCGACCGGATGCGCTATGTGTCCCGGTGGCGGCGCCACCTGGACGAGGCCGCCCAGTTGGCGGCTGAGTGCGCGCTCGCAGAGTACGCCATGGAGGATCCGCTCCGCGTCGTACTCCAAGCCTCAGGCATTGAGGGCGCATTCAGGTTGTCCGACTCGCTGCAGCCGTCCGTTCCGGCGCAGCTGGAAGGGGGCGTGTGGACGAGCCGGCACGGCGTACTGTATATGGAGGCGGACGATGCGAGATCGTGACATCGTGCTGCCCGTCGTACACTGGAACGGCACCAGCGCCCAGCGTCTGTACGACCAGTACAGCACGGCGCTGAACGCCGTCCGGGCGGCTATCGACGCCGTCATCGAGAACGGCCCCAACGCCCGGGACTACTACGTCTCGGGAAACTGGAGTCAGGCTGAAGCTGAACACCGCGACCGCGTCATGCGGCTGCGCAGTGTCGCTGACGAGCTGGAGGCCATCCTCGAGCACGTCGCCGAGAACCTGGGGTGACCCATGCCGTACCTGATAGTCGATGACATGACTCAGTCCGTCATCGACGGACCCTACCAGTCCCGCGCCGATGCGGAGCAGGCTCTGCTCCGCATCGGCCTGGACTCGGCCTACATCGCCGAGTCCCCGGCTCAGGACTCGCCGTCCCGCCCCGGCGCAGAGCAGCTCGAGGCTCTGCGCCGGCGGTGGCGCCATATCGCCGGCGGACACTGGGTGGCTGCCTACAATGCCCTTAAGCGGCGTGATTATTCTGTCATGCGCCGCGAGGCCGAGGCGGCCAAGGACGCCCGCGCTAACGCCGACCCCATGGTTGGCTCGGTCTTCGGGCCGCCACCGGCGCCTCCGCGCGGTCTGGAGCGCTACGAGGAGGCGGGCGCCCGCTACGAGCGGGAGATCCCGCGCCTCGCCGGCGCAGTCAGCGCCGAAATCCGCAGCCACGAGGCTTGGAAGCGCGAGATGCGCTTGTGGGAGCGCGAGGCCCGCAGGCGCGGCGGGGACCCCCGCCAGTTGTTCCGCGAGTTCCACGCACTCGCGGATGCCCTCCCCGCCGCCGGAGCGATGGTCTCCGTGGTGCTGCGCCCGGCTGCGCGGGGCACTGATCATGAGGCCGAACTGGACGGCGCCCGGCTGCTCGTCTACGTTCCGTTTGAGCAGCGCCTGGCTCCCGGGCGGCGCCGCCGGGCAGTGGTCGAGCTGCGGGAGCACAGCAGCCCGCCGGATCATCATCGAGCGGCCAATTGGGTCCGCTGGGAGGATGAATCATGAACGAGAAGACCACCACGACGCGCGGGATCAGCATCCCGCAGGAGTTGTTGGACGAATTGGACGAGGTGCGCTGGCAACAGAGGCGCAGCCGCAGCTCGGCCATCGCTGAAGCAATCAAGCTGTGGCTCCGGCACCAGAGGCCGGAGTCCCGGCACAACCCGAAACGCAAACAGGAGGAACAATGACTGTACTGAATCTGACTCAGCATCCGGCCACGCCGGACCAGATCGAGACCGGCGTGGTGGAGCCGCCGGACAAGGCGCTCGTGCAGCGCCTGCTCACGTTTGACGAAATCCCCGTTCCGGAGCAGATTGTCACGCGGGCGTGCGCACTTGCCGACATTGCGGCAGAGTACGCCAATTCCCATCATGTCGACGCCGTCATGATCGGCGGCGCACCGTACCTGATGTCTGCGCTCGAGGCGGCGTTGGAGGCGGTCGACCTGCAGCCGGTGTACGCATTTACCCGGCGGGAAGTGGTCGAGCGCGTGCAGCCGGACGGCAGCGTGGCCAAGACTGCCGTGTTCCGGTTCGCGGGCTGGGTCCACCCGTGGTCCCCTGAAGAGGAGGAGGAGTAATCATGCTTGTACGAGGCTTCTTGTACGGACTTGTCTGCGGCGGCTTGGGCGCCGCCGCCGCCCTCAACATCGAGGCGGGCAAATTCGGCTACGCCGCCGCAGATATCGCTCTCGGCGCCGTGGCGCTGCTGCTCGCCTGGCGGGAATGGTTGCGCACCCGGCGTTTCGCGCGCCTGTTGGAGAGGATTGGAGGTACGCCATGCGGCTGGTAATCCAGTACCGGAAGCCCAGCCTGCTGCTCCGGCTGCTGTGGGCCGCAGTCATGCTGGCCGGGTTGGCGCTGTTGACGGCGATTCCTATCGCCATCGGTTATCTCTTCCTCACGCGGAGGCTGCCATGACTGCGCCCGGGAAGAATTCCTGGCTCAGCCGCATCGATCCGGCGCGGCTTCCCGTGGAATCTCTGCTCGACGCCATGGAGCAGGATCTCAGCGTCGGCGTGTGCCTCGCCTGCTACGAGGAGCAGGAGCAGGTGGAGCCGGATGCGCAGGGGCTGCTCTGCGAGTCCTGTGGAGAGCACGCCGTGTACGGCATCGAGATCATCGTGATGGCGCTGCCTCCGTCTGCGTTCGGGGACGGGGAGGATGACGTGCAATGAAACCGCAAGCAGTACTCAAGCTGGCCCCCGGCGCCATCGAGCTGGGGGCCAACAGCCGCATTGGCGACGAGCACATCGACCGCATGGTATCGGATCTGCTCGCTGTCGGGGCGCAGTTGCAGCCGGTGGGCGTTGTCAGGCATGGCAGCGCCTACCGTCTGATCTACGGTTACCGCCGAACGAAGGCGATCAAGCGCATTGCCGAGCGCAGCCTCGTTCCGGAGGGGCATCCGCTGCGCAGCGTGATGGCCGTGCTGCTGCCGCCGGGCACGGACGAACTGGCGGCGCAGATTGCGGAGAACAGCCATCGGCTGGAGTACTCGCCACTGGAGGAAGCGGCGCTGGTTGTCCGCATGGAGCAGTCGGGGATGTCCTCCAAGCGCATTGCCGAACTGTTCGGTCGCAGTCCGGGCTGGGTATCGCAGCGCAAGGCGTTGCTGTCTCTGCCTGAGTCGGTGCAGAAACTGATCGGGCACCATCTTACCGTCTACCAGGCCTACCAGCTCACGCTGCTAAGCGACGCGCAGCGTGAAGCGGAGATCCGCAAGCTGCTGCGCGACGCGAACGAGAAACCGCAGGAGCGGCAGGAGTCGTCGCCCCGCACGTCCGGGCACTTCAGCCGCACTGCAGTGATCCGCGAGTTGAGCGATGCGGTGCAGTCCCTGCCCAAGGGTGACGAGTGCCGCCGCATCACGGAATTGGTTCTGCGCCTGCTTCAGGGCGAGGTGGGGGCTGACAGGTTTATTGACAGTCTGGAGCAATTGTTGGGCTGACTGAATGGATGTGTATACAGATACTGGATCCGTTTCCGGCCCGGACGTGGAATTCCCAGAATAAGATGAGGATAGAACATGGCACAGTACCTGACCTACCGTAACGGGCGGTTTGAGTGGCTCGGAGGCTACGACACCAAGCTCATACCCAAGGACGCCAAATTCATTTGGGATGTCGAGCGGCGCCGCTGGTGGACCGATGATCCGGCCAAGGCAGAGTCGCTGAAACAGTACTGCGATCCGAGCGCAGCCGAGGCGCTCAATGCCTGGTATCGCCACCAGCAGGCGGAACTCGACGCCAGCATGGCCACCGATGCCGACATCCATGTCCCCGCCCCTCCCGGACTAGCCTATCTCGGCTATCAGAAAGCCGGCATTGCTTATGCGATGCGCCGCGAGGCTACGCTGCTGGCCGACGAAATGGGCTTGGGAAAAACCATCCAGGCCATCGGCGTCGCCAACGCCATGCCGGAACTGCGCCGCATCCTGGTCGTCTGTCCAGCATCTCTCAAGATCAACTGGGCGAGGGAGCTGGACAAGTGGCTGGTCAACGAGCGCCTCACCATCGGCATCGTGCGCGGCGGCGACTGGCCGCAAACCGACGTCGTCATCATCAACTATGACATCGTCGAACGCCATCTGCGCAACATCCATGGAATCAACTGGGATCTGTTGATTCTGGACGAGGCCCACTATGTGAAAAATCCAGATGCCAAACGCACCCAGGCGATCATGGGTGTGAAGAGATGGAATCCCGACGCCCGCGAGTGGATCGTCACGAAACCAGCCATCGATGCCCGGCGCCGGCTCGCACTGACTGGCACGCCGATCCTCAACCGGCCGCAGGAGATGTGGACGCTCGTGGATTTCTGCCTGCGCCATGTCCCGGTCTGGAAACGCCCGCAGTATATGAGGAGCAAGAGCAAGTTTTGGGAACGCTACGCCGGCTACCGCGAGGGCTACCGGGGCTACTACGAGTTCACCGGGCCGCAGAACCTGGACGAGCTGCGGCAGGAGTGTCGGCGGCTGTTCATGATCCGCCGTTTGAAGTCCCAGGTGTTGACCGATCTGCCGCCCAAGATCCGCCAGGTGGTCCAGGTGCCCAGCGACGCCTACCGCGAGGTGATCGCACGCGAGTGGGCTGCGCAGAAGGCCAAGGCGGAACAACTTGCCTTGGCGCGGGCGAAGATGCTCTTCGCCAAGGCCGCGGGAACCGAGGACGAGTACCGCGAGGCGGTGCGCGAGCTGCGCGAAGCCCAGGCCGTCGCGTTCGAGGAGATGAGCCGCGTGCGGCACGAGGTGGGGCTGGCTACGCTGGAGGCTTCGGAGTCCATCATCGAGAGCATTCTCGACGGCGGCAAGAAAGTGGTTTTCTTCGCGCATCACCGCGACGTCATCGAGAAACTGCGCGACATGTGCGCAGAGCATATCGGAAAAGACAAGGTGGTGGTGTTGTACGGAGGCATGAGCGAAAGCGCCAAAGACTCTGTGCGGGAACGGTTCCAGAGGGACAAGTCCGTGCAGGTGTTCGTCGGCTCCATCATGGCCGCCGGCGTGGGTCTGACCCTCACCGCCGCGTCGCACGTCGTGTTCTTGGAGCTGGACTGGGTGCCGGCCAACGTGGCGCAGGCTGAGGATCGGCTGCACCGCATCGGGCAGGAGGAGCCAGTGCTGGTGCAGCACCTGGTGCTCGAAGGCTCGCTCACCGCACGCATGGCGCAAGTGGTGGTTGAGAAGCAGCGCACCATCGAAGAGGCCATGGACGGAGACTACAGCAATCCCTATGCAAGCGAGGTCGTCACTGCTGCGGATGCGGACAACCCCGGCGGCGTGGCAGTGAGCCGCGAGCGGATCCACAAGGAGGCGGAATCCCTGCCGGAGAGGCACGTCGTCCTGATCCGGTCTTTCATCCGGTATCTCGCTTCCGCCTGCGACTACGCCGACAGACGGGACGACTGCGGTTTCAACAAGTACGATGCCGTCCTGGGACACCGGTTGGCGGGCATTCCCGATGAGCAGTTCACTCCGCGCGTGGCGGTGCTTGCCAAGGCATTGTGCCGCAAGTACCATCGCCAGTTGATCTCGGAGTTCGGCGGCGACGCCTACGAAACGGTCTACGGCGCCCCTTCATCCGAACGCAAGAGGGTTCGCAATCCTCAGGGCCGCGACAGTGGAGATGATCCGGTGGAGGAACTGTTCCGGCTGCAATCCCTGTGACCGGGTGCCTTGCGGAGCGCACAGCATACTGCGGATCTCCCAAGCCGGTCGACAGGTTCCGTTCAGCAGGTCAGGGCTGCGTGCTTCATCTCAGCCGCGCGTGCAGGTCTGTCATCCACTCGACGAGTTCGCCTGCGAGGTCTGACAATGCGCTCTCGAGCTTCTCCGCAGCAGCCGCCGCCGACTTCGCCCGCTTCACTATGTCGCGGAGCTGGTCGAAGTCAACCGACTCCTCAAGATCGGCCAGACGCTCCTCCAGCTGCTCCAGCCGCTGCAGGCGCTCGCGGATCTCCGGGATGCTGTACTCGTCCAGCAGGTCCCCGATGTCCGGCAGCTTTTCCGCTGCGTCCTCGCCAAGGACGCTAACCGCCGTTTCTCCGATCTCGATCAGTTCCTCATCGCTCATGGCATCCTCGTGTCGTAGACGACCCGCCCGTAGGCGTCCACCACGCGGGCCGTCCTGCCTTCCCGAACCGCAAGCTGCCACGCCCGGGCCACTGCCGATTCCAGGGACGGATACTCGCCATCGTCGTACCAGTGCTCGCGGTAGATGCATCGGTACTGCACCAGCCACCACTGCTGTGGTGCGAAGTACATGGCTTGTCATGCAGGCGGGACCCGCCAGGCGGGATCACACGCTGTGATGATGCTACACGATCACGCCGCAGGTTGTCCAGACCCTGCGCTCCCTGCGCTGCGCCGCTTGCGCTGCGGTGGCTGGGCCGCCGCCGCTTCCGCCGCCTCCTCCGCAGCCCAGATCTGATCTGCAGTAAAGAACTCGTGCAAGAACTGGCTCCAGCGCTCCGGAGCTTTGCTGACCACGTCCCAGATCGGCGGGAACGTCTTGATCAAAGTTCCGACAACCTGCTCTCCATACTGGAGCACGCTGTCGTAAACGATCCGTCCCTGCGCCTGCTCGCCGAACATCCCGGCGTCGGTCAGCTCGATAAGGCGTGCTGCGAAATCGGCTCCGCTCTCGCCGTCGGAGAACGACTGGAGAAGCGGACGGCGGATCATGCCGAGGAACTGGTGGAACTGTGTCATGGTTGTGTCTCCCTGTGGCGACGGCTGCTGCGGCTGTCCCTCCGTAGCCGCACCCGGCTGCGCAGCCCCGCCGGGCGGAACGGCGCCGGCAGGCACGGATGCTGGCGGGACCGGCTGCCCCTGCCCTGTTTTCGCCACCGCCATATTGTACATCGCACCCGCGATGACGGTTCCCAGAATTGACAAGCCCTGCACGATCTGCGGAATGTAGTCGGTCCACGATGATTTGGGCGCCGGCTGATCGTCGATGCCCAGCAGGTCGCGCAGTTTCTCCTTCACGCCGGAGAGTTCCTCGAGACTCTGCATCAGCGACTTCGGCTGCTGATCCTGGCTCGCCGGCTCTGTTTGCGGCTGCGCTGCGCTGCGGGCAAGCATCGTTTCCATGGCGCGGATTCGCTCTTCCTGGATCTGAAACACGCGGTCGACGTACTGCTTGTCGCGTTCCATCATCAGCGCAAGCACGCGCTCCATGTCCGACTGCGGTTTCTCCGGAATCATCTCGCGGATCACCTGCATGGTCTCCTTGAGCACTGCCGTAGGATTCTGCGCTGTCGGCTGGATCTTCAGCGCCTGCTCGACGCCCTTGTTCATGATCTGGGCGGCGCCTTCCGTTGCTGCTTTGATGACTTCCAGGCTGCGGGCCGCAATGTCGGCGTCGCTGGCCGCGCCGCGGCTTTTCTCCGTCTCGGCACGCTTCGCTTTTTCCTCAGCTACGGTCAGCATTCTGTCCGTCATGCGGTTGACAGTGCTTGCCAGTTCTTTGACTGCTTCCACGTTCGCCATGTCGTCCTCGTTCTCCTTCCTGCTTCTGAAACCCTCGTCCCCCGGAACCTGTATGCCCTGGCTCCGGCACCATGTGATGTAGCTCTGGTTTAGCGGATCTGTGACCTCCAGGTGGTCGAGATCGAGTACCGGGCGGTGCTGCGAGAGATCCCTGCCGCCCAGGTTGCGTATCGTACAGGTGGTCACATTGGAGAGTCCCATGTCCGAATCGTTCAGCTTGAGGTGGTAGTCGCCGGCGCCGTACATTCTGAGCAGATCGTCTTGCGAGACATACTCGTAGAGCTTGTCTGCCTGGCGGTGCCCCTGTTTCATGACGGGCCAGATCCGGTACAGGTAAACCACGACGCGGTCGTGGTACTCCGGCTTTTCCATCAGGCTACGCCAGTAGTCGAAGAATTTCGCCGGCTTGATGCGGGCGTCCGTAGTGTCGTCACGGAAGTGGCGCGTGATCGGCTTCGGCAGCGGTTTGACCAACACTTTCGGGGGCCGCTTCTTCCGCTCCTTTGGCGAAGCCGGCACTCTCACAGCACGCTGCGGCTCCGCTTCAGGCTCCCGATCCTCGGGAGCCGCTTCGTCTCGCAACTCCTGCTCGATCAGCTCCGCTTCCGTCTGCTGCTGTTGTTCCAGGTACTCCTCAAGCGCCTGGTCCTCAGGTGCTGGAGGCACGGGCTTGACTTCGTCTGCACCAGCCATTCAACCTCCATCGGCGCAGATGTGCGCAGATCGAGTCTATCACAGAGCGAAGAAAATTGAGACGGGGGGATTGACATCATGCTTGACATCGGCGCCATAGGAACATTTCCTGCCAAGAATGTTTCTAAAGGGAATCAACAACTTGCAAAGGCCGTCCGCTGCCCCGTAGTTGCATAAGGTATAAGTATCATATTGCACTGCGATTTCCGTTGTGGGATTATGCCCGCAGCGTGAGCCGATCCTTCGTGCATCCGGTTTTGGGCGCAGTGAACGTCCGCACCGACATTGTGCCAGACGGGGGCGACGAGCAGACGGCGGCTGTGATCCGCCTGATGACGGACTACGCCGTTCAGGACAGCCGCAGCGCCGCAGTCCAGGACGCAGTGCGTGAGGCGCAGATCGCCTACCCTGGACTGTCGCCGGAAGAGCAGATCTTTTATTACGTCCGGGGCCGCGTCCGGTTTGTCGAGGACGAGGTGACGGCCCTGCCGATCCAGACCTGGTATCAGGAGCCGATAGTCGAGGCGTTGATCCGCCCGGTGGATCTCCTCGCACAGCGTCCTGTGGCCCAGGGCGACTGCGACGACTTCTCCATGCTCGTCGCTGCGATGCTGCTTGCGCAGGGAATCCCCTGCTCCTACGTTACTGTCGCCGCCGATCCGAGGGATCCCCGCCAGTTCAGCCACGTCTACGTTGCGAGCTACCGCGGCGGCAAGAGGTTTCCCATCGACGCCAGCCATGGCGAGTATCCGGGCTGGGAAGCCGAGTCGCCGTACCGCAGGACGGAGTGGCCCGTGGCTGACGAGGAGATGGTTCGAAACAGAGCGCTGGCGCTGGCAATCGCGCTGGCAGCAGGAGTGTACATCCTATGCAGGTAGCGACTCCGGGTTGCGCCACTTGCCCTGTCGTGCCGGTCTCCGGCCTGGGCGACTGGTCACAGACTTTCCAGGACATGCTTACGAGCTGGTCGAAAGCCGGTCAGCAGATCCTGCTCAATCTCAACCAGCCGAAAGTGTACGAGTCTACGCCGACAGGTACGACAGTGTACTCCTCTGGAACCGGCGGGGCTTTGGGTCCGGTAGGCTCGCAGCGCACCGTGACCCCGGCGGAAAACGTGGTCGGGCAAATCTCCACCACGACACTCCTGGTGGTTGGCGGAATCGTCATCGTCGCAATGATGATGTTCAGAAAGGAAGAATGAGAATGCCACTGAGAGTAAAGAACATCGAACGGGGATTCCAGGATTCGCAAGGGAGATTCCATCCGATCCGTGCATCGAGCGACTATGACCCCATCCGGGCAGGTGACAATCTGCCTGAGGAACTAAAGACGAAGTTTTCCCGATCCGGCAGGAAGAAGACAGCCAAGAAAGCTGCGAAGAAAGCTGGGAAGAAAGCCTCGAAGAAGAAAGTGGTCGCTCGCGGTGCGGCCAAATTGGCTCAGCGGAAGCAGAGGAGGCGGAATCCGATCCCTGTCGACCGTTACATCAAGGCCAAGGTCAAACGCACCCGTAGCGGTGACATCAAGATCATGATCAGCTGACAATGACGCTGACTAATCCAGTTCTGGTTCCTCAAGCTCCTCCGGCTCCGCTGCGCTACACGAAGCCGGGGCGGGATCCCCGCTCCGGCTCTGTGCGGCGCGGCGTAGGGCAGTACACTCCGGACATAAATGATGTGGTCCTGCCGGAGGAGTATGGAGGATCCGGCATCAGTTGGAGTGGAGCAGCGACCAGTTACGGCACAGGCGTCGCCACTGCGGCTGCCTCCGGGCAGAACGTAGGGCAAGCTGCCGTTCTCGGAGGCGTGGCGACTGCGGGCCAGATCATGTCGGGCTTGACCGCTGCGGCCTGGGCCGTGCCTGTGATTGGCGCAGCGGTTGCCGGCGTCACGTTCTGGCTGTCTTCGATCTTCAGGCGGAACGCACAGAAGACAGCGGCCACTCAGATCGTGAATCAGATCGAGCCGAAACTGAAAGAGAACCTGAACGCCTATTTCTCCGGGCCGCGCACGAGGGAGAGCCAAGCGCAGGCACTGCACAACTTCGATGCGGCGTGGGAGGCGATGAGGCAGGCCTGTGCGAACTCGCAGCTGGGCGACGCTGGCCGCCGCTGCATCTCGGACCGGGACCGCGGCGCCTGCGTGTGGAAGGCGAGCTGTTCGCGCCGCATCGACGGCGTCTGCGTGGATTACGAACTGGATCCGGCGGGCGAGTGCTGGAACTGGTTTGTCGGCTACCGCGATCCGATTGAGAAGGATCCGATGCCAACGATGCTGGCGCAAGGCCGCAGCGCGTTGCCGGGCGTTGCGGATTCCCTGGCGTCTGGCGGCAGCCCGCTGCTGCTGCTGGCAGGCGCGGGACTGATCCTGTACTCGCTGCTGTCATCGAAAGGAGACTGACCTTGGCGATGATTCATCTCGGCTCCACGGATTGCCAATGCATCTCGCCGCCCTGCCCCTGCGACATGAAGCTCGTCTACGACCCCGGTCAGTGCCCGCTGGGGACGAAAGCGGAGATCTACCGCCCGGAATCCGCACCGGGCGTGGCAACGGCTGCAGTGGTGCAGTATCGGTGCATTCCGACATCGCCCGTGCTGGCGGGATTCGGAATCACGCCGCAATGGCTTCTCATTGGCGGCCTGGCATTGGCCGCGATCTGGTTTCTCAGCAGCGGAAAGGAGGACAATTAGCCATGCCCATAGTGCGGTTGGGAGCTACAAGTGAGGATGCTAATTCCAAAAACTTCAACGGCATAGTCACAGATCCCGGCCAGTGCCCTGCTGGCACTGTGGCAAATGCATTCAGAACGGCGGACTTGCCCAGCAGCAGGCGGGACGATCTCTCTCAACTGTTCGGCCCGGATCTGCCTGAGGTTCTGTACACATGCAACTTGCCTGAGCACGCTCCCACGGGTCCGGTCATCGACACTATTCAATCTGGCAACGGTGGCAGCCAGATTGCATCCAGTCCGCTTCCGCGGTGGCTTCTCCTCGGCGGTTTGATAGTGGCTGCGCTTTGGTTCTTCAGCAGCGGAAAGGGGAATTGATGCAGCTGCCAGTGCAAGGAAAATTCGACGAATCCCCAGGCTGGGCGCTGCGTCCGGCGTGGGGACAGCAGTACGGGCGCAGCAGCACCGGAGGCGGGCGGCCAGAATGGGGCCAACAGTATGGCCGCAGCCAGACTGCTGCTTCCCTGCGTCTGGCATGGGGACAGCAGTATGGCCGCAGCCAGACTGCGGCTGCGCTGCGGCCTGACAGCCCGTGGTCCAGGCAGAACCGCAATTCGCAGTGGGGCCGCCAGCGGATGCCCGAGGTGCGCAGATACCTGCGCGGGCTGGGCGGCGCGATCCCGGCAATTATGTCGGAGCCGGATTACGCGCAGGCCGCATCGGATCCGCAGTACTACTTCCAGGTTCTCTTTCCACGCTACAGCAATCAATACTGGCAGCAGTCGAAAGACTTCGCCGACGCGGTTATCGCCGATCTCCAGTCGAGAGGCTATGAACTGCGGAATCTGACTCTGGCCTGCGGTTCGCCGGACTGTTTCCCGGCCATGTACTCGTTCGTGATGGCCAAGGACGGACGATCCATGGATGCGAGCGCCGGGAATCCAATCCGGTTCAACAGTCCCAGAGAAGAGGCGGATTTCCTGGACGCAGCATTCGGCGGCAGCAGCAGCAGCCCCTATTGGAGCGGCGGTCCGGCGTCGACGTCTGACACGGATATTGGAGCGCTCATCGCCAATACGACTATCACAAGCGTGGTTGCCGGGGATCCAATATCTCCACAGAGTTGCGGGGCGCTGGTCGTCACTGCCAGCGGACCGCTCAAGGTGATCGGGGGGATGCTGCGGGGTGCGATGATCGGCTTCCGCTTTACGCATCTGGAGAGCGGAACAAGCTACCCGGCAAACGGAGAGATCTCCTGGGGAGGAAATCTTGCCAGCAGCCAAAGCTCCATCAACCCCCCGTCCTTTGCCACAGAGTCGTTCATCCTGACGCCGTTAACGAATCCCGGAAACTACAAGGTGGAGGTTTACGCCGGGTATCCGCCGCAAGTTCCCGGCCAGCTCAAAGGCACCTATTACCTCAGCGTGCCGCAGAGCAAGTGCATCACCAGCTACTATCCGTCGTCAAATCAGACGGCCAACACCGCATCTGCCACGGCCAACACCGCCGCTACCACGACCACCTACCGCCGCGACGTGCAACTGCTCGCGCCGGACGGCTACCGCGCCGGCGGGAGATTCACGCTGAAGGTTTGGGGTCCCCCGAACCAGACAGTGGAAATCGCTGCGTGGCAGAACTCGCTCAGCCACGGGCGCACGGCGTACGGAACTACGGATTCCTCCGGCTACTTCGAAATCAGCGGCGTCTGGGCGCCGGAGCACGCAGGCCGCTGGCAGGAGGACATCTATGTCGGAGGCGAGATCGTCGGCAGGCTGAGCTTCGAGATCACTGCGCCGCAGCAGACGCAACCGCCGGCGGACACGGTGGTGATCCTGCCTCCGGCGAACCAGCCGCCGCAGCCGGGATCGGGATCCTCTGTCGAAATTCCGTCTGACGGAACAGGCAATGGAAACGGAGATGCGGCGCCGTCGAGGCAAGCTGGATTCTCCATCTCGCCGACAGTGCTTCTTGTCGGTGCGGCGGCGCTGTTGTTCCTTTTGGGAGGCAAGAAATGACAGTGCAGCCCGCAGGAATTTCACAGACTGGATCGATTGTGCAGCCGTCCGGGCAGCAAGACTTGGCAACGGTCTACGCCCAATTGTTTGTGCTGGGATTCATCGCCTGGATCTTCTGGAGCGTGTTTGTTAAAGAAGACAAGCCGCAATCGTTTTCCGGATCCGGAAAGGAGAGGTGATGGAAGAAGAAAATATCGACTGGATGAAATACATCCTCATCGGACTGGGTGCGCTGCTTGTGTTCCAGTGGCTGCGCGGGCAGTACAGAATGTCATCCGAACTGGTTGTCGGAGGGCAGCCCCTGCAGCCACAGCAGCCGCAGCAGCCGCAGCAGCCGCAGAGCACATCGTCAATGCCGATGCCGGAGAGTACCGGCACTGCTCCTCCGGACGACGTGCTCAAGCAGGCAGCGCTCGATCCGGCGAAGGCGTCGCTCACCGGGGATTGGCGCTACAGCTGGCACGCCTGGAACTACTACCGGGCGCAGGCGGCCATCGAAGCGGGCCTGTGCTCGCCTCCGTGCTCGGAGTACGCGCCAGTGCTTGGCGAACGCTTCGGGCTGACCGACTCGCAGGGCCTGACGGCGAGCGAGTACCACGCATATCTGGCGCAGATCGGCATGGGCCGCCTGTTCTGGGGCCGTAACGCCGTGCAGAGCAGCTGGAGGATGTGAGCGATGATGTGCTCCATGGAACCGGGATTTATCAGCAGCACCCTGGACTGGGACGCTTACCTGCAAACCCCGCAAGGGCCGCAGGGGGCTGAGCAGACGGAGTGGAAAATCCCGGCCTGGATCTGGATCGCCGGCGCATTGGCATTGATGCTTGCGCTCAGGAGCGGGGAGGAACAGCGATGATGTTGCGGCTTGGCGCCTACGACCCCAACGAGGAAATGCTGGACGTCTACTACTCCTCCGGAGCGGACGTCACGGATCCCAACGAGGAAATGCTGAACTCCTACTACTCCTCCGGAGCGGGCGTCACGAATCCCGACTCCGTTCCATCCGGCGGATCCTTCAATACGATCTCAATTCCCGGAACAGTGCAGCCGCAGCAGCAGCCGGCGCAGCAACCGTCCGGGAACTCAGGTGCTCCGTCTGTGGACTCAGGCGCGGTGTACCGGGTCACGACTACGGCGAAAATGCCTCCGGATCTCCCTTGGGGTCTTTTGATCTTGGGCGCCGTGGCGCTGGTGATGCTTGTCAGAAACAATTAGAGGATTTTATGTTTGTGAATCTGGGCAGCACGGAATCAACGACGATTTCCAGCCAGGGCGGATTCCTCGTGGCGAACGCAACTGGCGCCGCTGCTGCGGACTGCTCGGATGTCCGCAACTGGAGGACCGCCGTGATCAACGGAAAATGCGTGCAGGTCTGCGGATCGGATCTGTCTACGGCGATTGAACTGGATCCTGCATCCTGTCGGCAGGGAACGATTCTCGGCATGGATGCCAAGACTGTTCTGCTCGCCGCCGCAGGAGGGATTCTGCTGCTGGTTCTGGTGAAATCATGAGGGACACGACCGGTCGTCTCGACATCCTGGCTTTCGGCATCCTCGAGCGCATCGTGCAGCGGGATCCGGTGGCAAGCGCAGTGTTCCGCCTGCTGGAGCCTCAGATCCGGGACACGCTGCGAGTGCTGGACGTGCCCTTGGTCCGCGCAGCAGTGAAGCAGGAAGCGGCTAAAGCGAAAGCGGAGAGCCGGCAGAAGGTGTCGCCGCCCCGGCGGAAGAGGAAGCAGATTCCGGCTGCGGTGACCGTGACCGGACCGGATGGCAGAGCCGAAGTCGTGGAAGCGGAGTGGGTCTCATGATGGTGCGTCTCGGAGCAGTTTCGGTAGCCGTGGTTGACAATCCGAACAAGTGCCCGGCGGGCACCTATCCGTCCACTGTCGCCGTCGCCACCGGAGCGTCCACGCCCCGCTATGAGTGCCTGTCTGGCGAGCCGTGGTACTGCGAGTGGTTCGGCATCGGTTGCAAGGGCGTTCCCACTGTGGCTCCCGCCGCGCCGCAGACGGAGCAGCAGATGCGGGATCCGGAGCAATGGACGCCGGAGACGAGCGTGGATGCGTCCAAGCAGGCCCAAGACGCAGTAACCGCCCAATGGCTCGCCAACACGGAAGGCGTCGCCCAGTTCCCGTCCTGGCTGTCGGAAACCGGAAACGATGTGAAGGACGCGTTGACGGCGCCGAGCTTGTGGTTCGTCGTGGGGGCCGCTGCAGTGGTGGCTGTGATCATTCTGGCAAAGAGGGTTTGACTATGCCTTTCATCAACGTTCATCCAGCGCCCGGTCTGGGGGAAATGCTGCCGGGATGGTATGTGGTTCCCAACAATCCGTTCCAGCCCCGCAAGCCTGTGGCGATTGGCAAAGGCATGGGGCTGATGCTGCCTGCGTCGACGCCGATTCCGCAGAATCCCCTGATCGACACGCTGAAAACCGTGGGGATGCCTGCGGGGCAGACAGGCAAAGTTGGCGTGATCAACGGGCTGGGAGTGATCGATCTGGAGCAGTATGCAGGGAAGCTCGATCCGCGCAGCTGGAGCATGAACACCTGGCTGATCGTCGGCGGCGCTTTGCTGCTCGTCCTGTTGATGACTCGCAAGGGCGCCAGCCGCTACGAGTACAAGGCGGCGAAAGCAGAGGCGAAGGCGCAATACTACTCGGCGCTCGCCGCCGCCAAGAAGAAGCATCCAACCTTCATCGGAGCTGTTTACCAGCGCTACCAACCGAAGGTGTTCCCGTCGTAGGAGACGAACATGAGCAGACGAACTGGTGGACTCGTGATGGTCACTCCGGAGCGCGTCAGGCGCTTCAACCGGAGCTGGCCTGGATCGAAACTGGATCCTGATCTCTACTACTACTTCGATTTCAACAGCGAAGGAACGCTGGTGGACGTATGGGCGCAGAGGACTCCCGGATCGAAACGAAGGATCGACACAGAGCCTTACGACGGGCCGGAACTCGTCGCGCTTGCCGAAGACGCGTACAACCTGCTCAGAACCCGGAAGTACAATCCGGCCCACGGCGACTACTACCTGGCCGACAGCCGCACGCGCACGCTGAAGCGAGTGCCTGGAGACGAGATCGGGGACTGGATAAGGCTGCAGAGTTCGACGCGCCGTCTGATCCGCGCGGGGAGCAATGATTTCTGGCGTCTGGTGAATTCCGGCTGGCGCATTGTGAACCCCTACCTGGGGTTCAAGCGGCTGGTCAAGGAACTCGAAGATCGCGGCGCAGAGTCGCCGCGCGCTCTCGCCGCATGGATCGGAAGGCGCAAGTATGGAGCCAAGCGGTTCCAGAAGATGGCGCAAGAGGCGAGGCGGGGCAAGCGGCGATGAACATCTACAGCACAGGCGGGGACGAGGCGGTCTGGACTCCGGACGGATCTGCGCACGCGCTCGGCAGCGCGGCGCACCTGGACTACGAGTCTGCAGTGGAGCTGCTGCGGATCCTGGGACTGGCGAAGGTCAGGAATCCGAAAAAAGGCGCTGGCGAGGAGGATCCCTGGCGCAAGACTTCGGAAGACCGCGTGAAGAAACTGCTTGCATCGCCGGACATCAAGTCCCGGTTCAAGGCGGTGCAGGAAGCGCTGCTCGAACTCGGCATGGCGCCGTCGAAGGACAAGGCGCAGGCAATCGTGCTGTGGTCGCCACGCCGCCTGGCGAACGTGAGCCTCAACAGCGGCAACCAGAAGACCGGGCCGACGCTGTGCACCAACGCCTCGCAGGCCAGCTGCCCCGATGGCACCAATAACGAGAGCGGATTCCGCTGCCCGCTGTACGACTCCGGCTGCTATGCGGAGGACGGCAACCAGGGTCTTCAACACACGGCCAAGCTCAACGAGGCGGCGGGGATCAACACGGGAAAGCGCGCAGTGGGCAAGGATCCGTCGAAGAGCCGCTACACGCCGGAGGACGTGGCCGAGGACGAGGCGGCGGTTCTCGGAATCGTGCATCCGTTCTGGCAGCTGCTCAGGCTGAACAACGGCGTCCGGCTGCACGTCGTCGGCGACTGCGTGACGCCGTCTGCGGCGAGAACCGTCGGCAGCGCGGCCAGGACGTTCGCCGAGAACAGGCTGACCGGCGCCGGGGTGCGCGAGAGCGGCGCGGCGGATGCGAAGAACGTGTGGAACTACACGCATGGCTGGCGCGATGTGCCGCGCTCGGCATGGCCGGGCGAGATCAGCGTGCTGGCCAGCTGCGACACGGTCGAGGATCTTGAGGAGGCGCACCGCAAGGGATACGGCGCCGCCGTGGTCGTGCCCGACTACATCCAGCAGAAGATCGGAGAGACGGCACGCTACTCCGGCAAGGCGATGACGACGGAGAACGGTTTCCGCCTGATCCCGTGCCCGTACGAGGTGGCTCACAAGAACAACCAAGGCCAGCGAATGTGGTGCATCGAGTGCAAGCTCTGCCTGCGGGACGAATTCCTGCACCGGACCCGGAGCGCAATCGCGTTCGCTGCGCACGGCACGTCTGGAGCGAAGCGTACCACGGCGCAGCTTATCCAGATCGAGAGTCTGACCCCAGGAGCATCAGCATGAGCGGATTGGACGCATTTTACCGGTCACTTGGCGTTGGCGGCGGGAAAAAGAATCCCTACCGCCGCAGCATTCGCAATCCAAAAGCGGCGTACTCCTTGGCCCGTCTGCAAAGCGAACTGGCGAGACTGCCAACGTACCATGAGAGCATCGCGGAGGTGAATGACGCCCTGGAACGCGCTCTACGCAAGCACGGGCTGTCGCTCGCCGGCTATGTCGACCAAGCCGTGCCGTACGACCAGACACGGATGATGATCCTGCCGACATCGGATCCCATGCTCTATATCTCCGTGCAGGTCTACCGCACTCCCAACGGGAGGTACGAGCTGACGACGTATGCGACGCGGGACGCCCGGCGCCGGCGCAATCCGGAGGGCGACGTGGAGGACACGGCAGCAGAGTACATCATCCACGGGCTGATCCAGCAGTGGCGATCCGAAGTGTTGTCCGGCAATTCTGTTTACGAGGAAGCGATTCCCCTGGGCAAAGGCGCAGCGATGATCGTGCGCCCTGCGGAAACCTACGAGGAACGGGAATCCGTGCTCTTCGACGTCTACTTCTGGACGGAGGCCAGCGGCGCCGGCGGAGAATGGAAGCGCAACAGCGACGTCTATTACGAATCGCTGGTCAGCTCGGACGACTGGAGCTTTTCGGATCTCAAGGAGGCTTTGCACTACGCCATGCATCACAAGACCCTGCGCGGGTTCCAGCCCGTGCATTCCAGGGTGACGGGCAAGGTTCTGCCGCCGGAAACCCGGTTCGGCATCATGCGCAACCCGGGAGAGGACGAGCCGACGGAATTCGAAGTCGACTCCGACGTCCCCGCCGGCTCCGGCGAGGAGCCGCCAGAACTGCCGCGACCGGAGCTTGCGCTCGACCGCGCCGAGGGGATTTACGAGGAATTCCACGGCAAACCGAGCGAGGAGCTGATCCAATCGGAAGAGGAAATCCGCTTGCGCGACACGCTGGCCGTGCTCGGGCGCCTGGTGCAGATCATCGTGGAATCGGCAGACGCGGACCGCTACTCGATCACGTTCGGAGACGATACGCTGCTGTGCGTCAGCGACGATGGCAAGCAGCTCTACGCCGTGGGCGGCGACCAGAGTCTCGACCTGGAGTCTCTGGGAGTCTCCGGCCCTGCTGCTGAAAAGGACAAGGTTTTTGTCGGATCTGCGCTGCAGGTGACCTACCGCACGCGGAAGCAGTTCGACGACTTCGCCGAAGTGGACTACGTCCACGATTTCGGCGAGGATGGCGGAACATTGCCGCTGCTGGTGTACGACCGCCTCAACCAGACGGTGGAATTCGCCGGCGGCGACTACGAGATCAAGCGCGAGGGCATCGTCAACTGACGCAGCCACCGCCTTGAGAAACCAACAGGGAGGCCTGTATGGCGACAATCAAGCTGGTGCGGCGGCTAGCCAATCCCCGGAGAGTCCGCCGCACCAATCCGAGAAAAAGGCGGCTGAAGTCGCGCCGCCGCAACCCTGCGCTCGTGCTCACGCTGGGCGCAGTCAATCCGAAACCCAAAAGGAGAAAGAACAGTATGGCTCGTTCCTATCGTCGTCGCAAGAACGCCCGGCGCCGCCGCACGGCCCGCAAGGCGATGGTGTTTCCTCTCATCCGCGTGAAGGCCAACCGCCGCCGCCGCCGCCGCCGGAATCCGGTCGTCATCCGCACTCGCCGGCGCTACGCCCGCAGGCGCCGGAATCCCGTGTTCAGCCCGGGCAACTGGACTGTCGTTGGCGGCGGCCTCGTCGGCGTGGCGGCCACCCGGTTCCTGGGACAGGTGATCCCGCTGGGAATGCTGGGTTTCGCCGGCGGCATGGCTCCGTTGCTGCGCGACGCCATTGCGGCGTTCGTGGTGAGCTGGGGCGGCAACGCCGTAGTGGGCACCGGCAGCGACAGCAAGACCAAGTTCCGCGACGGCATCACCTTCGGGGCGTTGATGCAGGTCGCGAGCACGGCGATCTCTGCCTTCGTGCCGAGTCTGCGGCAGTACGGCTTCGGCATCAGCGGCATGGGCTACATGATGCCGGCGCAGTTCCCGGTTCCGCAGAATCCGCTCGCTCTGCCGCCCGCTCCGGCTCCGCAGGCCCGTGTCACTGCCAACGGCCTGTCCCGCGCGTTCGGCACTGCATTCTGACGTTGTTTTCCGCAGAGGGGGCGCCCGTACAAGGCGCGGCGCCCCGTCGGCGGCGGTGAGAAACCAGGCCCGGCAGAGATGCCGGAGACGATTCACAGCATCCGCCCCAAGGGCGGGAAGGAGACAATGCAATGGCTGCTTATGACCAGATGATTCTCGATGCATTTCGCAGCGAGACGTACGTCAACAACCGGATGGACGTGCAGCACACGCCCATCTACGACACCATCGAAATCGCTGCCGCAACCGCAGTGACCGAGCTGAACACGGCGTTCTTCACCAACGTCGGGCCGGCCAGCAACAAGACCAAGGCGAAGACCAACATGAGCCAGTCGCGGCGGCTGCCCGCTCCGGAGGCGTTCTCGATCTTCGGATTCCGCCTGCGTTGGCGCGAGGACATTCTGCCCGCCGACTTGTTCGGGATTTTGGACAACTTCGTGCTCCAGTTCTACCTGGGCCAGAAGATCTACCAGGAAGCTCCGCTGTGGTACTTCAGCCCCGGCGGCGGCGTCAACGCGGTTGTGGCTCTGGACGGCGCATCGTCCGCCACGACCATCGACTACTTCACCAACGGCGTGCCGCATCGCGAGTCGATGCACAAGCTCGCCATCCCCATCGTCATCGAGAACCAGATGACGTTCTGGGCGCAGTTGTCCGGCGGCACCTACACTCTGGCCACCAGCGCCAACGGCGGCACCGGACTCCAGCTCCAGCTCATCCTCGACGGCTTCTACGCCCGCGGCGTGCAGTGAGAATCCGCCAGTCCGTGGCGGCAACCGGGAGGGGGCTTCCCGAAGCCCCCTCCCCTGATTCAAAATTGATGTGACAGGAGAAACGCACCATGCGCAACAATCCCTATGCGCCGCCGGCGATCCGAGGACTCGGCCAGCAGCCGGAAACGGCCCGGTACATTGACATCCCCCGGTTCCACCGCATCGATGTGTCGCTGGCGGCGAGCGAATTCATCCGCGACCGGGCAAGCGAGTTCAGCGACGAGGGCGATTTCATTCTCAGGGCCATCACAGTGGCTTCTTTCACCGGCGCATTCAGCGTGCAGTTCACCGACGCCAACGGCTACGCGCTGTCCAACACGCTTATCAACCACTACACGTTCCTGGGCGCGAACAACAGCCCTGTGCCGTTCCCGGTGTTCCCCGAGGTTGTGTTCCCCAAGAGCAGCAAGATCAGCCTGAACATTCTCAACCTGACCAGTGCACCCAACACGGTGGTCTTCCTGCTGCACGGAGTGATGCGGGCGCAGGCGCTCAGGTAAGGAGGGCGGGCGATGGACTACTTCGACCTGCCGTTCTTCTACGCTTATGACGCGTCGGTTTTGGCTAATGGCCAGAGCTACGACGGCCTGTCGCTCGCAGTCGACCGGGACGCCGAGTTCCGCTTGCGGGCCGTGTTCGGAATCAACCTGGTGTGCTCCGGCGGACTATACTTCTACGACGGCAGCGGGAGGCCTGCGACGCCGGGCGGATTTATCCACACGGGCAATCAGCCGCTGCTCGTGCAGCCGGAGATCGTCTATCCTCCCGCAGGGCAGATCCGGTTCAATCTGTCGAACGTGCAGCGGGCGGCGCACAACTACACCGGCGTGCAGAAGGCGTACTACAGCATCCTGGGATTCTACGGTGTGAAGCGGTTCACGGGCGCCGCTGCGCAGCTGATGATCGAACAGAGCCACAGCAAGGTGCCGTACCGCTACTACCCTTACCAAATCCGCAACGACCTGACGGTGAACATCTACAGCCACATCGCGCCCGGCTTCACGCAGGAAGAAGCGCCAAGGCAGTTCCTGGTCGAGGTGGACAACTACGGCTACGACTGGTTCGCTTTGGCGGGCGAGCCGGGCCTGCTCAACAACAAGCTGCTGCTGATGCCTTACGATTCCAGCGGCACGAGACAGCTCGCGAGCGACTTCGTGCCGTCGTCGTTCCTGGCGTGGCTCCCGCACCGCCCATGGGCCTGTTTCCCTTCAGCGCCCGTGTTCTTCCCGGCCAGTTCACAAATGCGGATCGACTGGAAGAGCCGCTACACGGACGCGGACACGCTGCCTGCGGTTGTGCCGATCACGCTGATCGGAGCAAGGAGGATCGGATGCTGAACGCCATTGCCGACGGATTCACGCTGCATCCCGGCATGATCGAAGGGCCGGGCCGCTACGAGCCGCTTGCCATTGCACAACTCGAACTGCTGCGCCAGGCGCGGACATACAAGCCGAACTGGGTGCTGGTGCCGGAGAACAACCAGCAGATCCCCGCGTTCGGCAGCTACCAGTACCAGGTTCACCTCAAGCCGGGCAGCTGGCTGTACGGCTTGCAGCTGACCGTGCTCGATGTTCTGGACCAGCCGGAGCTGGCGATGGACAAGGCCGTGCTGAGCGTGCAGATCACGGAGACCTACAGCGGAGCGCAGATCTTCAGTGATCACAGCCGGACACAGCCGTTGTGCAACCAGTGCTGGTTCGGCGACACATCCCGGCTCCAGTTTTTCCTGCTCGCGGAGCCGAAGGTCGTCATCGATCCGGGCGACCTGGACGTCGACGTCTGCAATCTGACTGACTCGGCCCGCAAGTGGAACCTGATCTTGTTCACGGCTGAGCCTTACGAGCTGGTGGAGGCGTGACCATGGCATCGGGGTACTATGTGGCAGGTTACCTGACCAACGCGGATCTGAGACGGCTGCGCAGCATTCAGCGTGCTCTGGATTCCATCTACAACGACTCCGGGCTGCTAACTGCGGCCCAGCGGGACAGGATCCTGATCGCTTGCTCTGACGCGCTGGAGCACTACAACCAGTACTACTACGGGTGGGATCTGCAGGAGACCCAAAAGCATCTGGAGAAGGTGAAGGATTCCGCCAGCATCATCAGCAATGAGTTGTACTGGCTGATGATGCGGATCGAAAAGAACCCCTACCTGACACCGGACAGGAAGAGAAAGTACCGCAAGCATATCCATACAATCCAGAAGGCGATGTCTGGTCTCAAGGCCAGGAAGGACGGACTCTGATGCTGCAAGGCCAGTATGTTCCGAAGGCGAACGACGCGGACCGCACGCTGTGGACGCTGACGCTGGAAACGCCCCGCTGGAAGAGCGAGCGCCTGTTCGGCTCGAGCCGCTACCGCGAGGACCAGCCGCCGTGGCTGGTGATGCCGCCGAACGCGGTTCCGTTCCAGAAGTTCAACTCCATTGCGCTGCCTGCAGCGAACGGAAACGATGTAACCGTGCTGCAGTTCGTCGTTCCGCAGGGCTACGACGGCGTCATCAGCTCGCTGGTGCAGCAGTACACGGGGACCGGGTTTGTCGACGGCAGCGGCGATCTGAAGTGGCGCATCCGCATCGGCGACCGCTGGGCCGAGGACATGGGCAACATGATCACCCAGCTGGGCAGCCTGCAGTCGCCTTACCAGATCTACCGCAGCGGGATCCGGCTGCGAGACCGCGACGCGGTCAGCTATGTGGTCAACCACGCAGTGGGAAGCAGTCTTAGCGGAGGCCGCATCATCTGCGGCTGCTTCGGGTGGTACTATCCCACGGCCTGAGGTGAGGGATGGCTAATGGACTTTACCGCAAAGCATGCGAGGCGTACAGCTTCCCGAACATCATCGGGCATAGCGTCCGGGTGAGCCTGATCCGGACTGCCGGGGGCTACACGCCGAACCTGCAAACCGATCAGTTCTATGCGGTCATTCCGCCCGCTGCGGTAGTCTTCGACGGCCCGGTGCTGACCGGCAAAACCTTCACCGGCGGCGTTTTCAAGGCTGATGACGTCAACTTCGGCGTCGTGCCCGCCAGTCCTGCTGCGGATGGAATGATCATCTGGCGGGACACGGGCAATCCGGCCACCAGCGAGCTGCTGGTGTGGTACGACACCGCGCCAGGCCTGCCGGTGACACCGGACGGGCAGAACTTCATCGTGGTGCAGTGGCCGCCGACGTTCATTTTCCGGTTGTGAGGGCGTGATGGCAATCAGCATTCTGTGGATCGACGGATTCGACGAGATCGGCGGCCAGGATCAGAAGTACTCGGCCTCCGAGCGCTCGACCAACCAATTATCCGGGCCGAATGCAGCCTACGGTTACGGCAGGTCGCTGCGGGTGCAGAACGGCTGGGTCGCGCCGGTGCTTTCCGGCGCTCCGTTCACCATCTTGTTCTCAGCGTTTGATTTGATCCTGTATTCCAATTACGACGTCACGCAGCTGCAGTTCGAGTTCTGGGATGCAGCGGCTGGAGCCGTGCAATGCTACCTGAAAACCGCGTTGAATCAAACTACCATTGGCTACGATCTGCAGTTGTACCGGGGAGCGGCACTGCTCTACACCTGGACCGGCGTTCTGCAGCACGGCGTCTGGCAGCACGTCAGCCTGCGGTACAAGGTTGACCCGGTCGCCGGAAGCGTGACCCTTGCGGTGAACGGCGTCGACAAGGGCACGTTCACCGGCAACACGCAGAACACGGCCAACACCCGGGTGGACAGGTTCCGGCTGAACATGACAGTCGACAATGACCGGGTCAACGTCGATAACTGGATCATCGCCACCGGACTAGCGGCGGATCCGCTGCTGCCAGTGACCCGGGTTTATGGCGCTCTGATGCCGAACGCCAATGTCGCCGTGCAGTTTACTCCCAACGCCGGAACGAACTGGTCCAACGTGAACCAGATCCCGCCGAACGACACCAGTTACAACAGCACATCGATCTCCGGCAACCGGGACGTGTTCTCCCATGCAGATCCCGGGTCGGTCGGCGACACAGTTCTTGCGGTGCGTGCCGACGCCCGCGCGTATGCGGACGCGGGCGATCAGATCCAAAACCTGGTGCGGGTGTCGGGGACGGATTACTACGGCACGGCGAAGTCGCCGACGACGAGCTACTTCAGCTACGGCCACATCTGGCAGAACAACCCGGCGACCAGTGCGCCGTGGACGCCGAGCGAGGCGATCAATGCAGGATTCGGATACAGGAGGGTGTAAATGGCCTACACATTTCTCTGGATAGATGGGTTCGACGAGATCGGAAACGCCAATCAGAAGTACACTGATGGCGGCGAGATCACCCAAGGGCTGGGCACCAGCACCAACGCCCCGTTCTCCTATGGGAGATCCTTGGGTTGGTCCAGTACAAGCGCGACTTTGCAAAAGGTTGTTTCCGGCGCTCCGTATACGGTCTTCTTCGTGGGTTTCCATTTCCTGATAAACAGCCCAGACACTACGGAGAGGAACTTTCTCCAGTTTCTGGATGCGCAGAACAACGTCGTGCAGATCGAGCTGCGGAGGATCTGGGACAACGTGCTGCTGAAGCACGTCCTCCGCCTGTACAGAGGATCCACGCTGCTTGCCACCAGCTCTGACGGAATCCCGCAGAATACTTGGGTATGGCTCAGCGTGAAGCACGTCTGCAGCCAAACCACCGGGGTGGTGGAGGTAAAACTCAACAACGCAACCGTGCTCACCTACAGCGGGAACACCCAGAACGGGGCTGTAACGCAAGTGCATCGTCCGGCGATCCTGAGCGGAGCCACTCTAAACAGTGCTTTCAATGTAGACAACCTGGTGATCGCCACCGGGCTTGCATCCGATCCACCGCTTCCCGAGTGCCGGGTCTTCGGCGCGGTGGTTCCCACATCCAACTTCAACGTGCAGTTTACTCCCAACGCCGGAACGAACTGGTCCAACGTGAACGAGATCCCGCCGAACGACGACACCAGCTACAACTTCTCGAACACGGTTGGCGCAACGGACGTGTTTGTCTGCGCCCCGCCGACGCTTACCGGGGTGATCCCGGCGATCAAGGTCAACTTCCGGGCGCGGAAGGATGACGCCGGAGTCCGGGAGCTTGCACCGATCATCCGGCCCGGAGCGACGAATCACCAGGGAACGGCCATCGAGATCCTCTCGAACTACTTCAATCGGGGTTATATGTGGACGATGAATCCCGACACCGGGCAAGCGTGGAACCCAGGCGATGTCGCGAATCTGAAGTTCGGATACAGGATCGTGACCTGATATGGCTGTTCGCGTCAGCCAGACGAACAAGGAGATCGCGGGGACGTCGTCCTCGCCGACTGCCCGCGTCACGCAGGCGAATGCGGAGATCCTGTCCACTGA